GCCCGTAATATACTTCGGAAGGGCATTTCCGAATTGGAGAGCAAGAGTAATTCCAGCGATAGTAATATCGGGGTTTCTTGCGTTGGTATCCAAGAATCCCATTCGCTTTAGCGATGGGAGTATGTCATTGGTCGCCGACAGAGCCGAAAAACGATAATCTCGTAGAACATCAACGGAAACACCCGTTAGCCACCACTATGCCATAACTGTATCAATACGAAACTACATTACTGTCTGTCACAAAGCCACTTATCCAACTTATTATTTCTTTTTAATTCTAATTAATTCATTTTATATTTTATGTTTTATCTTGTTTTCGTACTTTTGTTTTGTAGAACAAAATCAGAAAAAAGATGGCTATAAGTTACGACAAAAAAATCATGGAGTGCGTTCTTCGTTCAGTTATGTCCGAAGGTAATGTCGCACAAGGAAAGGCTATTAAGTCTATTTGTAAGTCACCTAAACCGCTTTTTATTACGGGAAAAGGAGGTAGTGGGAAAACAACGTTCCTTAAACGTATCATACCGGCATTAAAAAATGCGGTTGTTGTAGCCCCTACGGGCATTGCTGCTGTTAATGCAGGTGGCCAAACCATTCATTCTTTTTTCAGGATCGGAATGCAGCCGTATATACCTGAAATACGAAAAGGTGCGTTTATGGATAACTGCGAATATAAATTCAACGGAGGTTCGGAAAAGATTTTACAGAATATAAAGTATCTTATCATAGACGAGATCTCTATGGTTCGCCCTGATCTTCTTGACAACGTAGCTGATATACTTCGTCATGCAAGAGGAGACAAGGACCCGTTTGGCGGCGTGAAACTTATTATGGTAGGTGATTTATTTCAACTTCCGCCAGTAATTAAGGAGGATTTTTTTAGAGAAATATACGATACATCTTATTTCTTTAGTTCGAAGTCTCTTATGGCTTCTGGTATGGAAATGGTGTCTTTTGAAAAAATATATCGTCAGAAAGATGAGAAATTCATTAGCATCCTTAATAAGGTGCGTGAAGGGCAGATGGATGATGATGTATTTGATACAATAAACAGCAGATGTATTCAGTCTGATAATAATCAAGGATATGTTGAGATTGTAACTACCAACTCAAAAGCTACGGCTATTAACGAAATGAGAATATCATCGTTACCAGGCTCTTTAAGAAAATTAGAAGCTGTTATAAACGGCGATTATCCTAAAGATGCTCCGGTTGAAAAAACTCTTTTCTTGAAAGAAGGATCAAGAGTTATGATAACAAGAAACGGAGGAGAGTACTTCAATGGCTCTCTTGGTACTGTATTATCTATAAAAAAGGGGGAGATTGAAGTAGTCCTTGATAAACCGAAAGATGATGAGCATACTAAGGTTGTTATAACACCATGTTCATTTGAGAAAGTAAAATACGTAAGAAACGGATATAAGATAGAATCTGAAGTAGTAGGAGCTATTATTCAGTATCCTATAAAAATAGGTTATTCTATCACGATCCATAAAGCCCAAGGTCTGACATTGGATGCGGCTATGATGGACGTATCTAATTCTTTTGAAACAGGACAGCTATATACGGCTCTTTCAAGAGTAAAGTCTCTTGATGGATTATATCTTCGTCAACCTATTCCTAAGACGGTAAAAACCAGCGATCAGGTGGTGATAAACTTCTATAAAAGGACTCTTGGTAATGGAGGTATTGTGAAACCGGTTCCAATGGAAGAGCTTGAAAAGTCAATGATTAATTTGTCAACCGGATCTGAAATAGATTTTGCAGAGTTTAATTTATAAAAAATATAGTTATGAAATTTGGAGAAGCTTTAGAAGAAGTAAAAAAAGGTGCGTTGATTGCACGTGCCGGATGGAATGGTAAAGGTATGTTCGTATTCCAGCGACCTGGAGATATGTTGTCTACAGATATGATAGTTAATAAAGTAAAGTCATTGCCAGATTCGTTTAAAAAATATATAAACGATTATTATGACATAACCGAAACCAATATGATTAAATTCTGTGCTTATCTATGCATGAAAGATGCTAACGATGATATTGTAAATGGATGGTTAGCTTCGCAATCAGATATGTTGGCTGACGACTGGATGGTAATTGGTTAAATAATAGAACTATGGCAAGAGTAGATAAAATATTTCAAGACAATTTGGCTCTTATAATGAGCCAGCCGTGGGAAGAGGTAAAGCGTCCGGTCTACGGTGACGGGACAGGCGTCAAGGTGAAGCGTATCCTGCAAGTATGTAACCAGTACGATCTTCGTCGGGAATTTCCTCTTGGTTCACTTAGACCTACTAATCTTAAAAACTCCATAAAAGAAATATTGTGGATTTGGCAAAAAAGATCGGTAGATATCAAAGATCTTGGTCTTCATATATGGGATCAGTGGGCTGATGATAATGGAAAGATCGAAGGATGTTATGGAGATATGGTGAACAGACATGTTTATATGGGAACCGGAAAAGCTCCAGAGGGTATGACAGATATCCATGATGGTCTTTACGGTTTTCTTAACCAAACAGACTTTATCCTTTGGTCTCTTAAGAACGATCGTTCCTCAAGAAGAATAGTAGCATCCATGTTCGATCCTGAAACCAATGGACTAAAACCTCTTCAAGAATGTGCGTTTCAGATCAATTTATCTGTTAAAGGAGATGAGTTGTATATGACGCTTTATCAGCGCAGCCAGGATATGATTACAGCTTCTTACTGGAATGTAGCTCAATATGCGGCGTTGATGATGATGTTCGCTCACGATGCTGGGTTAAGGCCCGCAGTTTTCACTCATTTTATACAAGATATGCATGTGTATGACCGTCACGAAGAACAGGCAAATGAGCTCCTTCGTCGATCTCTATTCGGCCCGGTTCCACAGGTTACTATCTCGTCTCGTATGGAAGGGAAAGGGTTTTATGATTTTGTAGCTGATGATTTTGAGGTATGGAATTATGAACCAAAGGAGCAAATCAAATTCGAAGTTGCAAAATGAAAATAAGCATAGATAGAAGGGCTAAGATGGTTCCTATCATGGAAATCAATGCCGGCGATGAAGTTAATGTCGGAGGTTTTGATTATGTTGTTGAAAGCATAACCCCATGTAGGAAAGGATCTTATTCAGATTCATATGGAATTAGGTTGGTCATGTCTTCTTACAAACATGGCCAACTTGTAAGGAAAGTAGATAGTGTTTTTTCTATCGATTCTATTTTGGTATTTTTACCTAAAGGAGATTCTGTTGTCGTAGAATGTTCTTATAGAGAACTTGAAGAATGTTTCCCTAAAATATGATGTAATGACAGGAGAAGAAAAATGTAACAGATGTGAGCAGTTTGGACCAAATGGTCTTACCGATTATCCATGTAAAAGGATTCCATCAAGGAACTGTCCTTGGTTTATTAAAATATCGGATAAGAAATACAAAAAGATTCTTGCCGATAGGGTGAAAAGAATTAAGGAGAATGAGAAACTTAAGCAGGAAATGATGAAAGATCAGGATCTTGTTGAAGAAGTAAAACAAAATACAAAAAGGTTAATGCAATGAAAAAGAAAAATATAAAACCAGAAGAAGTTGAAGTAGTTATTCCTAAAGAAGTAGAAGCTATTAACATATGTGGAGATATCAATAGTTTTATAAAACATATTATATATGTTAGCTTGGATAAGGTAAGTAGTGATAGGGCGTTTGTCAATAATGATGTTCTGTATATGGTTACGTACGCATCTATAAAAGGTGAAAATATACCTGTTGGGGTATTAGCAAAACAAAAAGAAGCTGAAACAGAAGATATCGCTATGCCGTTTGAGGATATTGGAAGGGATGTAAATGTTGTGTATCCTATTGAAATAGGAAAGATGTTTAAAGGATTTTACATTCTTAGTAATGGTGCTGTGGCTATTGATTACGAACTTACAGACAATGGAGGCTTTGAAAATGACGATAGCATTGGTAAAATCGACATGAATCTAAATTGATATATTATGGTATTATATATAGCAGCAGATCCTGGAAAAGACGGAGCTATAGCCTGCATCGATCAAGACAGCAAACTAATATCAAGAATATCCACTCCGAGAATATCAGCTTCAGGGCCGGTAGACTTGACTAAAGAATATGTTTTTTGTCGGGATACGATTGTAGAAAACAATCCTGATAGGGTAGTGTTTGTCATAGAGGACGTCCACGCACTGTACGGGGTCAACACGTCCTCTACAGCCTCTCTCATGGAGAACAAAGGTCAACTGCATGGGCTGTTCCTCTCCCTCTGCATGGCATTTACGGACATAAGTTGCTCCGTTAATTTCATAGCCCCTAAAACATGGCAGAAATTGGTTTGGACGCATTCTGATAAGGTCATGGAGGCCAGTAAGGTAAATACTAAGAAAACGTCATTGGCTTGCGCTAAAAGGCTGTGGCCAAACGATGCGTTCGTTAAAAACGAAAGATGTAAGACAGCCCATGACGGTATAGTTGATGCGATGCTTATAGCAGAAGCCGCAAGAAGAACCATTTAATCTATTTTAAATCATTTTAAATCCAATTAATTCGTAATTAGATTTTAAAATAATACATTTGCAGTGTTAGATAATCATAATCGTAGGTTTTAAAAAATGAAAGTAAGAGTTCCTGGCATACTAATGAATGAGAAACTTTCAAACATTTCAAAGATGTTTGATAAGGTTCTAAAGGATTGTGTCACATCGAATATAAAAATTACTTTATATTTTGATCATATCCGGATACAAGCCATGAACGAACGTATAACATATACGGATGATATTTTCGATGTGAATACTGATATTTCTTGTGACCATAAGTTTTCTCTTTTAGTAGATGCCGGGACTCTTATTTCGTTTTTTAAAAATCATAACCAGGATATAGAGATAGAGATTAAAAACGATTACAGTATCGTTTTTAAATACGATAGAGGATCTTTTTCTTCTACTTGGATTGAGGATAAGGCTTTCCCCGATTTCTTTTATCCTGTAGGTGACGGTATTCGTGTTATGAGTTCGTCTTTCATTCAGTCTATGAAAAGATCTTTTGCGTTTGTTGGATCGGATGAATTTAGACCGGCTATATGCTCGATTCTTCTTAATGTGAAGAAGGACTATATTGACATTGTTTCTACTGATATGTTCCGTCTGTTTATAAACAGGAAAGAGTATGCTAATGCAGTAGAAGAAAGGTCGATTATGCTAAGCGAGGTCGCGGCTTCCATCTTATACCGCTTTCTATCTGATAAAGATACGGAGATCAGTATTTCTACAGATGGAGTTAGGACGTTCTTATGCTTTGATAATGTAATTATATCGGATATGAACGTAGAGCAACAGTATCCTAACTACGAATACGTATGTAATAAATTCGAAAAATCTTCGAGTGTTAAGTTCGACAGGGATTTGCTTATATCGGTTCTTAATTCCATGACTTTAGTGGATAATGTTGTCAATGTTAAGGTAGATAAAGAAAACGGCATAACAGTAATGTCTGAGGATTTTGGAAATAGAAAAAAGATAATGGAATCAATGCCTTTGAATGCGCTTGAAGGCCCGTGTTTTAATTTTTCTATCGGTAAGGAAAATATACTGTCTTCCGTAAAATCACTTATAAAAGGAGATACTGTCATGGATTGGTCTGATCAGTATAAGATGATAAAGATGTTCAATCCTAAATACGAATCAACATACGTCTTAAATCAAACATTGTATAATCTATAAAAAAAATAATAATATGGCTTTTAGAGAAAACAGAAGTTTTGGTACAACTTATTATCTGTATATTAATTCAGATGGTAACTTGTATGAAAAAAGTAACGAACCAAAAGAAGGTTTTGTTCAGCACATAAATCCTAATAGCGGTCAGCCGGCGGGATATTGGAAAGAGTATTATAATGGAGTAGTTGGATACATTAACTACATCGGGTTAAAGTCAAGCTCTTTATCTAATGGAAATACTGTTACTAATTTCCTTATCGTATTAAAAGATTACGAGCTTAATGAAAACTATTGTATTTCCATACCTCTCGTCAATCAAAAAGGAAATATCAAGGGCTTTGTTAAGAGCTTCGTAAAATACTACGAAAACATCGATTTCAGTCGTGAAATTTATTTCAATGTCTTTAAGAAGAAGAAAGATGACGAGTTTGGATCTTCGGAACTTATTATCGCATATGCCGGAGTAGACGGAGAAAAAGATCAGCTTGTTGAACGTTTTTATAAAAAAGGCGTAAATGGTTGGCCTGACCCTGTTGAAGTTACAGGATTTGATGGCAAGAAAAGCCTTGATTATTCAGCTCAAAACAACTTCACTTATCAGAAGATTACTGAATATTCAAACAGATTCAATGCTTCTATTAAAGATATCAGAGCAGGTATAATGGCTAAATTAGGTTTAGGAGGAAATGCTCAGCAAGATCCTACAGCTCCTCAGACTTATACCCAGCAGACGGCTGCTCCTCAACAGGTTCAACAACCTCAGTCTGTTCCGAGTGCTATTCCGTATCAGAATTACCAACAACCTGCTCAACAGCCAGCACAGTATCAGGCACCGGCTTATACGCCACAGCCGACTGCTCAGCCTGCTGCACCTGCCCCAGCACCTACTACAAGGAGCACCAAGCCGCAGCATCAGACGCAGCCACAGCCGCAAGCACAGATGCCGAACTTCCCTCCTATGGAAGAAGATGACCTTCCATTTTAATATAAACATCAGCCCGGGAGAATAACATCTCTTGGGCTTTTAAAGATTGTGTAGAATGACAGTAGAAATAGTTACAAGATTTCCCCTTATTAAGCTTCGTAGGAAAGTGACAGAAGAAAGGATTATGGCGAAGCATGGGGATAAATTATGTATGATCTACTCAGAAACCAGAGAAAAATATAAGCAAGGAGATGAGTGGGTCGATGATCCTAATGATGCAGACATAAGTCCTTTTCGTGAGTGCTATGAATCAACGAAGGACATAAAAAAAGAAGGTATTGTTTATTGTACTATAAAAATATGATTATGGATAAGTTAGAAGATATTGAAAGACTTCTTTATGAAAAAGAAGATAATAAGAAGGATACTGTTTCTGAAAAGAACAACAAACATAAAAAAGAGGATAAGGTCGTTAATAAAATACCTGAATCGTATTTGACTCCAGGGTATCAGAAGACTGTTCAGGTAGGTATTAAGAAGCTGTATCCTGATGTCGTGGCACCTGAATACAAACATGATGGTGATGCCTGTTGTGATATTCGTGCATATAGAGTAGTGAAGATGATGAATGACATGGGAGTAGAAATAGATGTTCCTTCCGATTTTGAATCAATTACCTTATATCAAGGTTATTCTGTTAGAATCGGAACAGGATTCAAGTTGAATATACCAGAAGGTTGGTGTGTGAATGTGGAAGGAAGATCGGGATTCTCTTTTGACGAGGGAGTGGTAGTTACTAACGCTCCTGGCAAATGCGAATTTATCTACAAAGGAGAGTATATGGTTAATCTTACTAAAATCAATAAAAAACCGACCGTAATCCGCAAAAACGATCGAATAGCTCAGATGGAAATCGTTCCACAATACAAAATGGTATTGGAAGAAGTAACAGATATTGAGGTAGAAGACGGGAATGAACGTGGAGAAAAAGGTCTTGGTAGTTCTGGAGTTAAGTAATGTTTAAATATTTTTAAAATGAGCATGTTAGGTTTTACATTCATCACAGACAGCAAGCTGTCAATGTACAGGGAGAAAGCTATTAAATCCGAAAATCTTGCAAAGGAAATTGAGGAAATGCAGGATAAGGCCGCTTCTTACAAGGAAAGGCTTTCCGAACTCAAGTCAGATATCGCTTCAAAGGATAAAGAGATTTTATCTGTTGGCAAAGATCTTTCTGAGTCTAAGGAAAAGATTGACGCCTTGAAGGAAAATCAGAAAAAGTTGATAAAAAGCGTCAAGAAGAAAACGGAAGAACTTGATGCTGTCAATGTCGATCTCGACAAAGCCAGGTCTGATCTTGATGAGGCTAATTACAAAATCAGAAACTTGGAAGAAAAGAAAAACAGTATCTCATCTGAATTAAAAAAGAAATCAAATGCATTGATTGAAGCCAGGATCAGAATAGGAGATTTGGAAAACGAGGTTTCGGTTGGGTCCAAAACAATACAAGAGTTAGAATCGAAGCTGAAATTAATGCAAGTAGAATTAAGAGGCTACCAAATAGGTATAATCGGGAAAGATAAAAACAATGTCGCTGAGCCGGAATTGGATAAAGATGAGGAGTCAGATAAGGATGTGGCAGAATCGGAGAAATTTGATAAAAATAAGGAAGTTAAATACAATACGCTTCTTGATACAGATGTGATTCAGGAAGAAGCAGGTGACATTGTGGAGCCCGAAAACGAAGCTGAACGAGTAAAAGACACTAAAAAGAAGAAGAAAAAAAAGAAGTAGGTATTTTAATCCTTTTTATATTTTAATGTTTGCCATATTATGGGTTAGTACTTAACTTTGCGTTGAGAGAGTTTTTAGGATAATTATTGGTTAATATTTAGCTGTTATATGCAGGCGTCTGTGAAGGCTCCTGCATATTTTTAAGGTCCTGTAGCTTAGTGGTGAAAGCAGGCGGCTCATAACCGCAAGATCGTGGGTTCAAATCCCTCTGGGACCACTGTCCAATGGTGTAGTGGTAGCACAACAGATTTTGGTTCTGTTAGCGGAGGTTCGAATCCTCCTTGGATAACGGTACATATTTTGTGTAAAGTGTTAATTATCTAAGTGTTTGTGGTGTGTGAACATAGCAAACATTAAATGGCCCATTAGTTTAACGGATAAAACCCTTGAGTCCTAATCAAAAGTTGCCTGTTCGATTCAGGCATGGGCTACATGGCTTGTTGGATGAGTGGTTTAGTCAGGGATCTGCAAAATCTCGTAGGGCGGTTCGATTCCGCCACAAGCCTCTAAAAAAAGTAAGACAATGAACTACCCAGAGCAACAAATGCTTAAGATCCTTAATAGGGATCTGTTAAGTAATCCGATGTATGTTATTAACAATCTTCATATATATGATTGGGAATCTGACTTCCTGGCCATAACAAGATCATTGTACGCTTATGAAGTAGAGGTCAAGATGTCTAAACAAGATTTCTTTAACGACTTCAAAAAGGATAAAAAACATAAGGTTCTTAAAGACGGCATTATTAAGGTAGGTGGTGTCATAAGCTATCCTCCAAACTATTTCTACTACGCCTGTCCGCCTAATATGATTGACGTAAGTGAAGTTCCGTCTTATGCTGGACTGATTTATGTCGATGTTAGTAAAAATAGGAAGAACGTCGTTAAGGTCGCACCTTTAATTCATAGACAGAGGTTTGATGTAGTGGGTAGGAAACTGGTGGATAAGTTTTACTACAATATGCTTACTTGGAAGAAAAGAGCTATTTCAAACGTGTATGCTGACCCAGCCAAGGAAAGAGAGAAGGGCGTGCGTGCCGGAGCTGAGGCTGTAAGGAAGTCGGCCTGGGATGCGTTCAGGGCACAGTGCCCGCACATCGTTTTCCCTTATGGAAAAGAATTTCCGATGTGTGACGATCATGAACAAGATCATCCCATGAGAGACTGCATACTTCAGTGTGAAAAAGGTAGAATATTTAAAAACGTATTAAAATGAGCACCCCACGTGAATTAAGCAGGATAGCTAATAGGATAGCCACGAAGATGACTGGCGATGGATGGATCAGCCCCGGTAGAAAGAATCTTGTCTCTGATAAGAAGGTCATGGAATTAATAGATTTGATCTTTAATGAAATATGGAGGGAATTAGATGACGGGAAAAGAGTCCATATCATAAAACAGATGATTTTTAAAAAGATTTTTGTCAGTAGGCAAAAAGATAAATACTACATACAATGCATAGAAAAAAGGGACGCCAAATAGACGCCCCTTTTCTTTTTCTGTAAGTAATTGTTATTTCATTACTTTCCTTACCAACTTAGAAACAGCTTGCGTGATAGTCCACCTGATGTTTGCATTAACGTTGATAGTCTGAGGAGTACCGTTTGCATCCAAGTTAATTACCTCCTTGTCTATTTCCAAGAACGGATCACCTGCTGTCTGGGTAATAACCGTATTAGCCGTCTGACCTCCGGCGGCCGTCACCTTAAGAGTATTTACCAGATCGTTTACATCAGTGTTCGCAGCAATATCGGAGAATACGATACTGAAAGCAAAGCTCCCTGTTGCACCAGGGTCGTCGGCGATAACAGCGCCGTTGTTGGTAGTCTTGCCGGCCGCCTGATAGGAGGCAGGTATTTCCAACGTCAGAGGATGAGTTTCGTCCGGAGTTAAGGAGAACGTTAATTTAGTTGAGTTACTTGTACCGTTGATTGTTACAGTACCACCTTCTTTCCCTACAGATGCAGTAGGATCTATTTTTACGAACTCAGTTGCCGGAGATTGGTTTATGGTAGCACTTTTCTTAACACCCCCAGATTCGGCACCAAATTCTACTTGTTGCGTGCGTTGTACACGACCTTCGTATTTTTCACCTGATACGGTAACCGCCTGATCACCATCACCTGATCCCGGATTGAAGGTTACAAAACCTATTTTCATTTCTGCCATGACATTTATTTTTAATTGATTAAGATACCGACAAATATATGATTATTTTTATTCTCTTACGTCATTGATTTATTTTTATTAAATACGTAGCGCTATGGTTTTTTTTATCATGTTTTAATCCTATTTATTTCTTTGTTGATTATTTATTATGTATATTTGCAACATCAATATAAAACATTATAACCGTGAAAGTAGATTTTTTTAACAGTAAGGATTTTTTAGGATCTAAAACTAAAGAAAGCAAGATCCGGAAGTTGTCAATCAGTAAAAGTAAGATAATGACTATCTCTGTCGATAATTTGAATTGGATGGGGGTAACGGATGCGGTTGTTATCGGCTTAGAAGAAGGGAAGATATTTGAAGGAGTTGAAAATACGGTCTTTTATCTGGCTGCTTCTGATGTTGAAGACGAGAGATCGTTTAAGGTAAATAACCTTGGTGTAAAATACAAGAGAATTTACTTAAAAGACCTGCTCGATTATCTTGGATGGGATATAGGAGAAAATTCTTATGCTGTGTATGATATTATAAAAGAAGACAGTAATCTATTCCGTCTTCAGTTTAGGGTAATAAAAAAGAGTAGGAGTGAAAAATGATGAACAATATAGATATTAAAAACAAAAGAATACTGCTATTCGATTTTGACGGGACGTTGGTTGAAACCAGATCTGGTAGTCTTTTTGCAAAAGATCTTACTGATATGAAGATTAAGCAAGATGTCGTGAATAGGGCACTTGATCTTATGGAGCAAAATGGCGTTAAGTACTTTGGTATAATAAGCAACCAATGTGATGTGGGTGTCGGGTTTGTTTCCGATGAAGATATTGATGCGAAGATAAATTATGTCCTTAGATGCGTTCATGATCTTGCGGTGAAAAGAGGTATAAGAGGAGTAGTGTATGGTCATTATGAGTGTTTTTCAATTGATGAACATGATCTGATGATGAAGCCTAATCCCGGTATGGTATATAAGGCGCTTGGTGCTTGTAGGTTGATGATGGATGGCATAACATATGAAGATATTACGAAAATGACGCTGATGGTAGGAAACGCCAGTGGTATGCCAGGTCAGTTCTCTGATTCGGATAAGGTATGTGCTGAGAAGGCCGGAGTTGACTATATGGACGTCATTCAGTTTGTTGGTAAAGATCTTGATTTAAATTATGTGTTGTCCAAAGAACATACAAGTGAAGGACTGGTTGAGTTTAGGGACGATTTTGTTTATATTTTTAGTAATCCTTATGGGGTTGATCTTAACATAAAAATTGAATTACAGGATATTTATCGTTCGGAGTTGGTTACTCCTCCTATTTGTAAACCTCCTTTATTTACTTTGAAGGTTCGTATTAAAAAAGATCAGGATTATGGAGGATATAGCAATATTATAAGAATAGATAAAGGAGACAATAATATTACATTTACGAGTTTGTATCATGAAAGTAAAGAAAACGGCGATAGTTTATCATAAATCGGATTTAGATGGCGTTGTGTCGGCAGCCATCGCAACCATGTACGAAAACAGTAAAAACAAGGATGTTATTTATATCCCGTATTCGTATGAAGATGATGTAAAGAAAGTTATTGATAAAGTAGATGAATGTGGGGTTGTTTACGTTCTTGACGTGTCTTTCGGAGCCGATTCTAAAACGATTTTCAAGAAATGGCTTGATGAAGGAAAGAGCCTGATGTGGATAGATCATCACAAGGGAATTATCGAAGATAGTAAGACATGGGGGTTCGTAGTTCCAGGGTTGAGGAGAGTCGGTACCGGTGCGTGCGCACTGGCCTCGGACCTGCTGATGGGGAAGGTGCCGGCGATAGTCAGGTGCTTATCAGACTACGATGTGTGGAATAAAGAATCCGGTTTAGGCTGGGATACGGTAGTAGCCGTCCAGTATGCCTTGAGATCAAAAATAAGACTCAATGTGTTAATAGCATTGTCGTATTTGTATGACCATTTTAAAGAAAATATGAAGGACAATGAGGTGGATTTAATTTTCTATGATCTCGCTAAAGAAGGACGTGCTATAATTAATTACATGGCCGGCAAAAACGAACAAGAGGTAAGTGCGTGCTCGTTCGAAGCTTACGTAGACGAGGTTAAGGTCGTGGCGATGAATACTACAGAATTTAGTTCTAAAGTATTTGATTCTCTTACACGAGACTGGTTAGACGGTAGGAAAATTAAAGCCCTGATGCCATTTTGTATAATGCCAGGTGGTAAGGTTAGGTTCTCTCTTTATGAATGCGTAGAAGACAGCGTAGATTGCTGTGAGGTAAGTAAGAGATTCGGTGGTGGAGGACATACTGGTGCTGCTGGATTCGTTATAGACGTATCAAGTGACCAGTTTAAGTACTTCCTTGAAAACCACAAACTTACTTCAATTAAATAAATCAATGAGGTAGTGTTTTAAATAGGATTGGTTGCCATCAATCCTATTTTTTTTTGTGTTGAGCTGGAAGAGGTGGGTGAGATAATGTTTGTGTGAGGAATGGAAATGATGCTGAAGGGCATATGTGGTGTGAGAGATGAAAAAGGTTTATGTGATAAGGAAGAGATAAAAAAGGTTTGTGTAATGGGAGAGAGGGGGTACCTATCACGAACCTCCCGCCCCCGAAACGCGTTTTCTCCCCCACACCCCCTTCGCTGGAAAACCGGAAACGCGTTTTCACCTCAAACATATAAACTCGCTGATTATCAACAGTTTATTTAAATTATTGATAATCAATGTATTATTATAACATATTGATTATAAGCCACTTAAATAAACATATATCCTACATATTAATGTACGCGTATAGTACTGCTCTTGTGTGTTTTGCAACTTGCTGATAATCAGATAATAGAATCGAAATTAATACAAGTTAACAAAAAAAAGATAGCATATATATATGTAATACCGAAAAAGGTTGTATATTTGCACCGTATTCAAGCGAGAATATTGGCGTTACATAATGAAGCTATATATATACTCCCGTTGGGTGTATTGTATGGCGATACCTTTTGCCTCTTTGCGTTGTAAAGAGGTGATATATTGAGGTGATATTGTTTAACAAATAAATACATATTGATATGATTACAAAGAAAAATGTTAACAAGCTACAGAACGCTGTTATTAAAGAGAATGCCTCTAACCTGGTGGGTGCTGTAAAGTTGTATAATGCTTTATTTGCAAATGGTGCTGACTTGAAAGCAATTTGTAAGACGTTGGAAATACCAGCCGAATATGCTGTAAAGGTTGCAGCACTCGCAAAGGACAAAAAACGGCTGGTTGCCGTGTGTAGCCAAATGTTGCCTAAAGTGGGTGATACCTTTGTTAAATTTTCTCTATACTCTAAAGTATATAAGGATAACAAGGTAGACAAGGAGAAAGGAATAGAGGCAAAAACGGCCGACTGGTGCGCGGAAAATGTGATTTATGGCGGGGAGTATAAATCTTTCGGTTTTTCAACCGCTGAAACGTTGGAGACTAAAAAAAGCGCAAAGTGGCTTGTTAAAGAAACGGATGAGTATAAAGCTACTTATGTAGCCGTTAAGATTAAATCTTATTCAATCCGTACCATTGCAAAGTGCGTGAGTGAGTATTTAACACATGAAAGCAACCAGCAGTAAAAAAAAGGTTAGGCGCGTACCGTTAAACGCGCTTGTACGCCGTTGTCAGTGGGTGCACGTCCCGCGTATGCTTTAGACTGAAGCTGACAAAACAGAGAGTTATTTTACATATTGGAGATAGATATACCTTTGCCCTTGCCGTTGGCAATTAAAGGGCTGGTATTACTGCATGTATTACATTGGATAAATGTAGTTATGTTAGGTATGTTAGTACAGTTTGGAAAACATACCGTTGTACGCGGTTTATCTCCAGATCGAAACGTGTCTTACTTGCTTACACGAAAAAATAGAACAAGGCTGTAGATTAAATTACAGGGTATAAACATGTAGCCTACCATGTAGGAGCGTGATATATCAAAACGCAAGGACACAATCGCCTTTATTTGTGGCTAAGTTGTGTAGCAGACGGAAAATATAATAACAACATAGTACGGGCCTGTACACAAGAACTACGTACTAATTACGGGCTGTTGGTTGTAGCATAAAATTCGTATAGAATAGGAATGCGTGTTCGGTTCGATTCCGGAGCAACCTCTAAATTATAAACAATATAATAACATGGGAAAGAAAGCAATGATCAACGCTTTAACTGAAGCGTTCAATAAATCTAAAAACAGTTGCGTAAAAATAACATTGCGTAACTATATCGAGACGGTTGAAGCACTAAGCGAAAGTGAGTACAAAGAGGCGGAAGGTTTCTATATTGAAGCACTTAACCGCTGGGGTTAATCATAATTAAAGCATAAAGAAAATGGAAAGGAAATTTAAATCTCACATGGTAGACGTTCGCGGTCTGTCCAGGAAAGAAGCTAAAGAAAAGCGGAAAAGAGCGTATCGTGAATTTATGTTGTATCGTGATCTTAAAGAAGCGTATCATGCCGATACAGGAAGGGATAAATGCAAGCGTAAAGTTCATACATCACGAACATACGTCAAAGAAAATATAAACAGTATTTAAATAGGAGTAGGGTTTTTTCGAATATCGGAGCAGCCCTATTTTTGTATCCTACTCTTTCTATTTACGGGTATGATATTCTGAGAGTGAACGGCGAATGTGGACAATATTGGTCTAAAACGAAACAAAAATAGGAGCGTTCGGATATAATGCCGGTATTTTGTCTATATCATGTCGTTAAAATTGGTCTAAAACGAAACTTGAGGCGGTTTTCTGACCCAAAATAGGGTGTCGGATGCCGCCTTTTTCGTCTCTATGGATTGAAAATTAGGCTTATTGTATTTTTCTTAAAAATGAGGTATGCTTGATTATCAATTAGTTAGGTTTTATAATCCCCGTATTTTTGGACATACTTATTGTATTTTTTTTTATTCTATGTGGTGGTTTTTATTAGTAGCTGATCTTTATTTTCTGTCGGTTGGTATTCGCTCTATGTTGGAGTACGGACCAGATCAGTATAATATTGTGATGGTTTTTTGCTTTTCATTTCTGGCTTTGATTATAGGTCTGAATATCTATCTTGATAGGAGGAGTAGGCGGTAGGGCGTGGGCTGAATACTCTCTATTCTCTCTATGGAATGATATTATCTCCAAATCCCCCATACTCCATGCCAGAGTATAAGCTTGTAGCGCTCTCCGTATGCCGGTAGTGAGGCGGTAGAGCGTGGGTTCTATGCGGAAAGCCGGAGGATTAGCGGGAGTTGGAGAGGGGGAGAGGGAGGGCACTCCCTACCAACAAAATTCAATAGATAAGCGTTTTAAAACAACATTATGTAGGGTTTTCCCACAAAATTAAGGATTACAGTGCTTTAAAACAGCATAATGTGAGTTTATTCTACAAAATTCAATAGGTTGAGAGTTGAAAACTATATTCTATAGATTAGTGGTAATCGGAATGTTTAACAATTAAAATATGGATGGTATGAACGTATATGACTTTGCGCCTGACTTAGATTTGAGTAAGGAGGTAGAAGGTTCTATTTTCGGGGTAAAAGGAATAGAAGGCAGTGATGGAATAGTATATGCTAAGGTAGTTAGCTGTGTGAAAATTAAGGATTACAGTTGTGAGAGATGTATTTTTTATGATTGTTATAAAGATACATGTTTGTTATCGCGTAGTGATAGTTGTATGGAAGGAGACTGGAGTAGGTACGAACAGGCTGCCATAGAGGGGGAGTAGGCGGCGCCTTGGGCTAAGGCCTGCGGTTGTAGGTAGAACGTAGGCTGGAGCAGAGCAGGAATCATTTATTGTGGAACGTGAAAAGAACAAATAAAAAAAAAGGAGGAAGTATGAAAAAGATATTCAAGACATTTTTTGTTATGCTCGTTATAGAAATAGTGCTGATAGCTATTTTAGATGCTATGGCGTAAGTGAGAAAAATTTTCTTCATTAATTTTCTTATGCTTTAGACAGAATGCTCCCATCTGCGAAGATCGGAGCATTTGATTTATGGGATTCATGGTGCAGCAAGTCGGTTCGATTCCGGTGATCTCACGCAACATTAAAATAAGGAAGAATATGTTAAAACAAGAATTTGAAGAACTGATTAAAAGAGAGGTAAGCGAAAATCAGTATAAAGGTATAGAAACGGCATACGAGGTTTTGCCGGAGTATATGGATAAGATGTATTTAGTGAGTGCTATATCAAATGATGATATTGGAAAGGCTATTGATGTCTTATCGGCTTTAGGATTGTGTATAAGTGAATTAAGGGATGTGATAATAACCGAAAGGCGAAAAGTGGAATCATGTGCCTATGATCTGATACGTAGAGCGCATAAAGATGATGATTTAGAAGCAAGGGAGATCGCAGTGAGATTGATAGGAGAGAGGGAAACAGTGGCATACACAGTAAAAGAAGGGCTGCCATTGTGGGAACAAGATAAAAAGTTTATAATAGAATTAATGAAGGAGGAAAGAAAATGAAAGACGGTATTGTATTGCATCCAGAGCATGGGTTGAATCCATCCATAGAACTATGCATAGTATGCGGCGAAGAGATGGGGATTGCTTTATTAGGGAATAACATCAAAGGGCAGGCGCCGCATCATATATGCACGGGAGAAATATGTGACAATTGCAAAAAGATAATAGATGACGGAGGTTGTTTTATTATCGAAGTCGAGGATGGATCAGATCAAAAGAATCCGTATCGTACAGGGAGATATTGTGCGATAAAGAAAGAAGCAGCAAAGAAAATACTTGGACAGGAACATAGTGTTGTGTACATGGAAAAGTCTGCGTACAGTCAAATAATACCATAAAAATAAAGAAGGATATGTTTACAAAAGAAGAGCGATTATTCATATGGAAAAAGGTATATGAGATGATTGATAGGTTAGAGGATGGGGAATACATATGTGTTGCGTTAAGAAATGTAGTGTTTATGTATTTCAAAACACATAAAAATATATATGAGTTTCGTTCAGACGAAATGGTGAGAATATATTTCCCGGAATTGGAGGAGAAGATAAGTATGGCCACAGAACCAGAGGAAACAAGAACGTTTTATGGGTGGTTTGGTTGTCTTAGTCCAGAAACGAAGGAGGTAAGGCTGAATATTGTGAAAGATATTATAAAAGAATTAGAATAGTATTTTTGTTAATCTATTTTATTCATCAAATTAAGTTTTGGGTTTTGGCATGTCGGTTCGTGAGGATAGGCATGCCTATTTCTGCATCATAGAGGGGATGACGCGGCGTGCCGGTGCGTATGTGCCGGTCCTGGTTCGATTCTGGGCATCTCACAAACAATAAAACAAAAAAGTTATGAGAATATATAAGAATGATATTATAAAGGCGTCAGCAATAAGCACCGGAGCCGACAGAGGCGTGTTGCTGTGTTCAATAACAGATTCAGGCTTTACGTCTATAGCGGGCGTAATATCGGCTGTTAAGGATAGGTTACCAAACGAAGATCACAAGAAGATGGTTTTTGAAATCTTGAATGATACGAAAAAAAGAGTACGGAAGATATAATAATTGCGGAACAAAAGTATTGTAATAAAGAGTAGAAAACAATATGTTTATGTAATATTAGTTTTTTCATTTTTATTGAAAGGAGCGCCGGCCTGTGAAGGTATGCGCTCTTTGTATTTGTATAATGCATAAAACAATAATAATATGACAGAGAATAGTATAGACGTAAATATCGTACCTGTAAAGAATGGTATGAAACGTGTTGTGGTATCATATTACCATTATTCACGCAAGGAGAAAGATCGCATGAGTTCCCAAACGGATTACGTTTGGGAAACAAAGAATGAAGAAATGTTTAAATACTTTGAGGCCAGGAGGACAAAAGTATTTTATAGTCAGATTCGTGCCATGTGTAGATTCTATGGCAAGAAAAATGTACGTAAATACAAAAAGCTATGATGGGTGATTATACACCATTTTACATCAAAGATGAAAAATGATATACATTTGTACGAAGCATCATACCGGGTATCACCAATACCCTCTACCGGTTGCTCAAAAGTGAGATCGCCGGATTCTTTTACTAAAAACGTTTTTGATTTTACCCATCTTACGTTTTCAAGATGGAACCTTATATCAAAGACCTCTTTTGCCCAACCGTCTTGTCCGAAACGAGGGACTATGTGATTCGATTGAGTGAAACAAAGTTAGAAAAGAAAAATATGAAATTAAATAACATCCGTATGTTTTATAACATACGTTTAGTGTAAAATATATAATCACCCTATGATATTAAAAACGACAACCAACGAGTTTTGTTTCATTAACGTAAGTTTCTATGAAACAATAGCAGATCCTCGATATTTCTTTGAACAAGATTATGAAGAGATGCCAGAATATGAGGAGGAATTAGATTTTGATTTTGATTCTTATTGCAATAAGTTTATTCCTTTTGTACAGGAATGGGCGAATAAGGTGGGCGAACGCCTTTATGAATATGGTGTGAATAACATAAAGGTAATATCGGTCGGACATCCAAAAGATCACAATTATGGTACTGATTGGATGGATGTAAGGGTAGAGTTTTGTGATGAATGGAGGCAAAAGATGTTATTTAACATTGGTAAGATTGTCAATGATGATAAATGCAAGAAGTATGCGGAGGCTAATTACCGGTCGGTATCAGGATACATCTTTTTAGGGCCTGAAGATTTAAAGGAATTTGAAAAAGAAATAATAGAAAGAAAGTCGGATTCGGAATATGATGTAACAATATTATTAAATATGTATCTAACTTTGGCTTTTGTAAAAGAATTTGGATTTAAAGCCGGAGAAGCGTGGAGTAAAATAACAGAATACGCTTACGGATGTTTGTCGTATTCTGATTTTGCAACAACAGAGATGCTTATACCAGAAGGTTAGGAGCATTTATTCAAAGACATTTACACGGCAAAGGCCGACGAATTATATCATCATGTCCTGGATAAATTCGGATGGGCGTGGCGTGATCCGAAATATAAGTCAGAAACAGAATTATGCGCAATGCTAAAGTGGGCAAAAGAAAAAGGCTTGACCATTGAAGAGTTAAGTATTTAATTGTTAAACATAAGGCAGTAGTGGTGCGTGAGTATAGGTGCTGCCGTTAAAATATTTTATAAGATGAAAAAAGAAGAGATTCAAACTATTTTATACACAATCAAAGAAGGAGACAGTATTAAGATCAAAGTACAAGACAAAAGTGAAGAGATAAGACTGCGGGATCATGTAAGAAGAGTACAGAAATACGGATACAGATTTTGTTTGTCTCATTTACATGATGGAATTTTCTATCTGGAGAAGTTAAAAGAAGGGGATAAGGATAAATACTATAGAGTAATAAACAGAGGAAATGGAAAGACCGGAGTATAACAAGCTACGTAAAATGGCTAAGACTACTCCAGGTCTGATAGTGGACGAGGCGCAAAACATGATGCGTGTATCGCTATACGATAATGGGGAACTTAAGAAGGTGGTAGTAGTAATGAAATGCGATTCTTTTTTACAGTCAAAAAGTAACATAGAAAAGATAATGTTATTATCATCTTCTATAGAAGATAGAAAAAACAAAGAAAAAAATAAAACAAAATCAGAAAATGAACAGAATAACAAAAATAAGAGAAGAAATAGGAGAAAAACAGGTTGATTTAACCTTTTACGGGCGCTTTTGCAGCCTTATCGAAGGTGATAGGAAGATAATACTAAGAGCGATAAAAAACGGTCGTAAAAAAGGCGTAATCGGAGCCATTCAGCCTGGGAGACATGATAGAATTTGGACCACATGGTCTATTGCTTTTGATGATCTGAAGGTAGGGGATACGGTAGAGTTCAGTACATCTGGAAAATACAATCCCGGATTTCATTCTACAGAAAAGTATGTAGGGTGTGTAGAATGGATAAAAGGATCGGAATGTGCGATAAAAACAGGTAAGGGGATGGCAGTAGTATTAATTAAACACATAGAAAGGGTAGTAAAATAATGGATTTAAGGATGTTTATAGACCTATTTCAGGAGATTGAGGTAGAAAACTTGTTTAAAGCGTTAGATTTATGTATGGAATATGTAAGATTAGATTTACATGTGTTTAATGTAGGAGCTCATGTAACGTGTTCATACAGCAATGATCTTGAATCTCTTTCACAGGCAGAAGGTTGTAATGTGAATATGATAATAGAGGTACCCTACTTATTCGAAGCATTCATGGAATATGCTTCACCGGAAATGAAGTTGTATTATGAAAAACTAACAGAGATAGTATAATATGAAAGAAGAAGTAGAACGGATAAAGAAGTTGGTAGGCATAGATCATAACAGATGGGAGCAACCTTGTACATGTGATAAATGTAAAAACATGTGTGAGGTTCCTTGTATTGGTACGCCAAAAGACATAGAGGCTATCATAGATGCCGGATACGCTGACAGGTTAAAAGAAACAATGTGGATGGTAGGGTATCTTGCAGTGAAAGAAAAACCAATAGCGATGATCCAGCCAACAGAGAAAGACGGGTGGTGCGCATTCCGCCAGCCGGGCGGTCTCTGCGAGCTGCATGACCTCGGACTAAAGCCGACTGAAGGAGTTCTGGCTTCTTGTAAGGTGGTTGAAGAAGACGATATTCCGACATACGAAACATCCGTACTTAGAGCAGTAGCTCACGAGTGGGTTAAGGTGGAGAACTTTGGAAATGTAATGAAGGTCGTTTTTAAATTTTTGCATGAAAATGAACGTAGAAAATAAATTAAATAAAGTGGTTAAGATCCTAAAAGAAAAAGGATTCGTAGTATATAGAAAGGGCGGGAAGGAGCCAGGTGTATTTTATGCCAAAGAAGGTGACAGCCGGATAGGATTCGTTTATCCAAACAACGGATATATATACGACAGGATAAAAATGTGGTCTTTTTCAAGGGTATATAAACCACATAAGAAAACAGGGTCTTCGTGTTTAATGTGTGTCAGCGACGAATTTACTATAGAAAATGCGATTAAGAGCATAGAAGATAGACTGTGGGTAAATTATATAAAAGACGGTAACAGAAAACGACCAGAAGAATATAAAGATATAAGAGAATTTGTTGGTAGCTTCACTAAATTCTACAGCTCTGTAGAATTAGTTGAGGTTAAGTAGTTTTCCATGCGAGTTAGTTGCCGGCACTGGTCTGCGAAGATAGGTGCCGTTTTTTTATTCAAGAAAGGAGGACAAAGATGGAGAAAAGAGACAGGGAGATGCCTTACGAGGTAGTCATACAGGAAAGAAAAAGAGTGGATTTATACGGTAACGTAGTGTATTATATCTACTGGTTTGATAAATATGGGAACGATATTACAAACGAATGGAAATTCTGGAGCAAGGGTCCGAAAAAGAAATACGATAGAGTTAATCGTTATCTAACGGATAGTTGGATAAAGGAATACTGTAAGAACAACAATTTAAAAATAAGTAGAATAAAGGAATGAAGCCAGGAAAGTATGTTATGGTAACAAACGAGCGTGGCGCCTTGGATGTTATAAAAGAAAAATTTGACAACATAAATATAGTGGAATATGGATCTGAATGAATTGTACAAAGAAATAGAAAAAGCAGAGGTTGATCTGAATGTAAAAAGATTAAAGTACATCAAAGAGGCATTAGCGGAGAACGGTGGAAGTATAAAGCTAAAATTTAAAGAATGGCGAGAAGCTAATAATACGTTTGACTTTGATGATCAGTTTCCGGTGATAATAGAAATTAATGGGATTCCTATGTTTTTAACGGAGGTGTATGTCAAAAAAAACGATTTTCGTATAGTTCTGCTGGATTATGATGATATGACTTTAGGTGATTATGATAATACAGGGGAAAATGAACAGGTTGCTTATTTTATTAACTATTGTTTAAATCAAGACAAAGATGGGAAAGAGTAGAAAAGATTATGAGAAGTTTCTTAACTCAATATCTCCAGATAGAGACGATGAGGCATGGATCATTGGAGGAAAGAACAGGTATTGCGGTAGAGAGAATTATGGCACTATGATCAAAAGGTATGATCCTATTGGTTTTAATGTAGGGTACAGAGAGTGGGCAGAACAGCCAGAGTAAGGTGGCGCCTGCCCTGCCATGAGGTCGGCCTGGCTGTCTGTGGCCAGGACCGTATATTAGTCAGATAGTGAACGACGAAAACAATACAAATGTTTGTTAATTATGAGAGTAGAAGATTTAACGAAGTTTGAAGGAGAATGCCCTAACATAGTCGTATTTGGTACATATATGGATATTAGGGTTCCATTAACGAAGAAATGGAAGAAAATTATTAACGAGAGAGGAGATAAGCCAAACACGTATCATAACTGTTTGATTAGTTATATCTCAGAGCAGATCGCGTTGTCCGGATTCAACATGAAAAGCATTGGGAACTTGTTAATAAAGGGAATAGTTTTCAATCAAAACGATTACTATAAGTATAACGACGTAGGAGGATTCCCGGCGACTATCAACAATTTGGGATATTGGGATAAAAACAGGGTAGAGCTAAATGAAGATTTTCACACTGTTAGGCTATTTAATACAGTAAGTGTATATGGATTGATGTTTGGACCCATAAAACAAAATAATTTCATTACGCTGGAAAACGATATAATGCAGATTAATATTGGCAGCATAACTTATATCTAAAGAGATAAATTAACATGAAAACGAAGATAGAAAACCTAAGTTTTATAGTCCTGATATCTTTCCAGTTTGGTATAGGAACAGATAAGACATATTCATCCGAAGCTATATCAGATTTGAAAAAGGGTAAATACTTCATAGATAAATGTTCAAGTAGAGACGTAATACCTTTAGAAGAAAGTGATAATGGGTGCGTAGAACATAATTATGTAGGGCGTATAAATTTAGAGGGACTAAATAAACTGTTATGGAATTGGATTTATCCAGACAGCATAACCAATACAGGTGGAAGTCTGACTCTTCAGTATGGATTATGCGAAGCCATCATGTTTGAAGGAACAATAAAACAAAAACATGGCGTAGATACGAGTCTTACCATATATAAGATGAACAAAGCTATAACAGGGAAGAGTGATACGTATCCGTTGCCATACAGATGTCAGATAGCAGAAGGAATGGCGGGGTATTGCACGTATAGTGTATGTGTGACTCCTGTAGAGGAAACGAATGGAGAATATGAATTATGTGAAGAGGTTTTTGATTTCTTTGAATCAATACAAAAACACCCATGTTGCGATTGGGAACAAGATTTTGAAGAGTTCTTTTACAACGATAATGATTAGGATATGACATTCAAAGAATTTATGAAAGAAGTAGGCTATGATCTGATGACTACCTTTTGGGAAGATTTCAGCATAGCTGATAAGTATGGAGTGCCTGGAATCAAGGATACCTATAAACGAGCGTTTAATGAATGGAAAGGTAATTATAAATTCTTCACAGAATTGGTGATTGTGTTGAATCATAAAATCTGGCAGCATTATGAAGGTGATCGAGAACTGGCTGCATTGTATGACCGGTTGTGGCGGGAGGCTGACGAGTATGCCATGAACAACTTTAAGGGAGAAGAGCTTGATTATTATTACAGAGTAACAGATTAGAAAGTGATTATGAAAAATACGATAGTAACAGGTAGCCTAATTGTATTCAGTGACGGATTTGTTTGGAAAAGATTGTCCAACGAAAAAGCCTACAAGATATGGGTGTCGGCAGAAAATGAAGATTTTGAGTTATACAAGGTGAGGGTAGATGATGAGTCCGAGTCATTGATAGAAAGTTTGGAAGATTTACAGGATGCCTTTAAACAGGGTCATTATGTATGTATAGAAGCAGGTAAGCTGCCATATAGCATAGATTTGAATTATTTACGAAATCTGCAAGAGCTATCGGCGGAAGCCGTGGAGTATCTACCAGGACTAAAAGAATGTAGCAGGGAAGAGGCATTTAACATCATTCGAGAGTGGGCTAAAGAGTTTACAGAGAAATATGGGAATTGTGATTTTGATGGATCATACTATGATGAAATAGATGAATTTATTGATAAAAAGTTAAGAACTATTTAAAATATAAAGACATGGAAGACAACCTTATTACAACAAAAGAAGTAGGCGATTATCGCATTAAAGTGTATTATTGCCGTGATTCAGAATGCCCTATAACTAATTGGGGTTTGTTTGGGTCATTCTTCTTTGAATACTCTGATACGCATCGATTGCATGATGAATGCAATTGGAAAATTTTCTTCTACGATAACAAGCATAATCTTAGAGATGTTATTGATGCTATTGTAATGAAGCATATAGAACAGAAAGACATTGTAAAATATTTAAAGAAAGGGGAAGCGAATGGGATCTCATTCACATACAACAGAGGTGGCAATGTATGGGAGTTGAAGCATAAGACAAGTCCATATATAGGTCAAGAGTTTTTTCCAAGTGATTTGAAGGACTTTGATTACAGAGGAGAATTAATAGAGGATCTGGATGACGAAGATTTGTTAGATATCATATCCAAATACGGAAAAGATGTGTTGGCCATAGAGTGGTCAACAAGGGGTTATAGCCAAGGTGATTATATAAAAGGGATAGCATACGCCACAAAAGAAAAATATGATAATGAAGTCTGCGACAAAGAAGGAGATTGGAGAGAAGATTGTGTCAAAATTATAGATAATGAAGTAAAGTCCATAGGTATGTGGATGTGGGGAGATGTAAAAGGGTACGTTCTTGAAAAGAAGGTAGCATTTACCAAGAAATACAAAGACGAATCAAGGGAGGATGAAGATTGTGAAGAATGGGAAGAGGTTGATTCTTGCTGGGGATGTTACGAGGAGACAGATGAATTGATAAAGGAAGTCATGATAGAGAATGGCTTAGAAGAATAGGTTATAATGGCTGATAGTGACGGACGCCACAGGAGACAGGTGGGTAAAGTGCGAAGAGCTCCGGTTCAGGGGAGACGGGGCCTGCTTTGCGTGGCGTAAGGCTACAGTAGATGAAATTGTTGAACATTTTAAAAAACAGATAATTATGGGATATATATGTACAAGATGTGGTGGAACAAATGTTGCCTGTGAAGCTATAGTAAATCCGAATACCGGAAAAATAATAGATTATTTTGATGGATCTTTCATGCATGCTATTTGCGCGGATTGTGAAAACGAGGTGATAATATCCGACATTGAAGAAGTCAAACATGAAATTGATTTAAGGTTTCATGAATTTATAGAAAGAACAGGGAAGGAGCCTGAATACGTAGAATGTCAGATTGCATGGAAAGAGACAGGAGATGATGAAAGAGTGACAATAAAACTATCGCTGAGTATCAATGATGATGACAATGATAATGTTTTTTATTATTGCAATGGGATAGAATCGTTTAAGCAACTTGCTGAATACGGAATGGGAGAATTTATCGTAACATTTTGTTGGAGTTTCTTTTAAATAATATGCCTTATGAAAACACAAGAAGAATATGCATTTGAAATTGACGAAATTGTCCGCCGGGATGTGGAGAGTTGCCAGAGCGACTGGTTTAGTATTGACAAGGAAATATTTATGCAGCCAGAGAATAAGAACAAGACATTCATCTTAGGGACCCGGAAGACCGGATGTGATCTAATTATACTTGGTGGCACTAATTGTAACGAAAGCACTATGAATTGGGTTTTCGGATGTCTTGGTAATGAAAACTTCTATGTATGCCAGCCGGTAACTTTCTATAAATTCCAGCAGGAAATTAAGAAGGTAAATCCTTTGTATGCTTTCAAAGTAGCTACCGCTTATTTTAGAGAACAAGGGATGATTCCGGTATTTGAAGATGCAATTTGTAAACTGATAAAGCCATGATAGAAGTAATAAGATACAGACTGCCCTCTTATTGGGCTTACCCGTTAATCAATGATGATTACACTGGATTAACGGATGAAGAATGTGAGGAAATCCAACGCTTCTTGGAAGCAGCAGAAGGTTATCCGGTAGATGTAGACTGGGGAACGCAGGGGTTTTACCGTTGTAATGACGCAGGAACACTTCCCGGAAAGTGTGCAGATTTTATTTTTCATAAGTGTAATGATTAAACTAAAATAATATGGAAACTACAAACAAACTGTTTTATTCAGGTACAAAATTCTTTACAGAAAATGAAGAAGATTATAGAATAACAGTTAGAATCTCTTTGGATGATGACTGCAAAAATAACATATGCGACTGGAGCATAACAGCCGACGTTGACTGGAAAAACAAGCATGGAAAATATGAGGATTACTTAGGAGGCTGCTGCCATGATGAAGTTGCAAAACATTTTCCGGAATTGGCAAAATTCATATCGTTGCATCTTTGTAACCATTATGGTGCTCCTATGTATCCGGTGGAAAATGGCATATATCACGTTAGAAGAAGCGGTATGTCTGTGGCAATGGAGTATTTGCGTATATCAGAACAAGAATGCGTAGAATTATATAAAGCCTCTGAGGATAAGTTGTATTTCAGGTATATGCTTTTCAATCTGGGGATCGTGGATAGATGGAAAAGAGAATCAGAAGAACTTATTGCGGAACTTGAAAAATTGTGTGGTAAGAAGTGGGTTAATCCATATAAGCCGGAAGAAGAAAGATTTGTTTTAACACTAACGGACGAGGAACGATCTCTTATTGAAGAGCGTATTAAAGCCGGGCATTATTCCTCAGAAAATATAGAGAAACGCAGAGTGGAAGCCCATAAAGCAAAGATGGCGGCAAAACGTGCTGAAATTTGTGAGCGATACGATAAGAAAATCAGACAAGCAGAAGCAGAAAAGAAGATAATGCTCTGTGTGTTTGATTATGGGTTGTCTACTGATAATGCTATATATTACCCTCACTTAAATACTTTATCTTTCAACTGGAACAGTTATGGAGAAAAAATCACACAGGAAGAGTTTGATGATTTTGTGAACAAGGTGGACCGCTCTCAGTTGCCGGAAGATATTAGGTTTGAGCTTAAATAAAATACAGGATATGGAAAGATTGAATTTTGAAACATTGTTTCGTGTTGTAAGATGGGATTACAACCGTTGTTTTAAGGATGAGTCGTTGGACAAGGATTTGTTCATGGAAAAATACGGGAAAGTTATGGGAGAACATTATTACAACAAGTTTGTCCATGAGTTTAACGGGAATATCCTGAAGATGATTGGTTACTTCAGAGGTTCCGAAAAAGAAGGGCAAGTGTTCTGCGATATGATAACCGAACGTATTGAAAAAACACGAAAAGAGAATGTCATATGATAAAAGTAAGTTAAACAATTAAAAAGATATTTATATGAACAATTCAATGGTCGCTCACTTGTGGGCAAATGAAAAGCAAGAATCAGCAAATGGCAGCAACTTCTATTTTGAAGGTGAAAGCATTTATTCCTATGGAAGACATTTTGAGATTGGAAGAATCGTGCGAAACAAGCGTGGAGAAAAGGCGTATTTGATTAATGATACATATTATTCTTCTACTACAAGCAAGCATCAATATTATGTTCGTGAGGCAATACCAACTGGTTCAAAGGTGTTCTATGTTGGATATAATATATCATATTATATCGGTAACATGGCCTTTGTTACCAATAGGTTGGAATCTATTAAAGATGCTATTGAAAAATACAAGAAAGCCAGAACCGAATTGTCTTATCAGAATATTTGGGGAGCGTTTAAAAATCTGATGGATTATATTGAGTTCTTCGATATGGGGACTCCCAAGAGTTTTCTTAAAAAGAGCGCAAACGAATGGTTTGGAAATAACCATAAATTATCATTGGAATCAGATAAGATTAAACGTGAACATGTCCGTGAATTGAAATATATTTTCCAGATTTTATTAAATCATCAATCACTGGAAGTCTTTGAAACTGTGAATGTGATTGTAGATGAAGTTTGTGGTGAAGGAACTTGGTTGAAATATCGGGAAAGAGTTGAAAAATATAGAATAAGTAGAGAAGTACAAAAGGTTAAAAAGTTAAGGAAACTGGAAGAGCTGGAAGAAGAACGTAGTAGGGATTTCCATGAAAAATTAGAAAAATGGAAGTCAGGAGAACTTGATTTCTTGCATGCGTGTAGTCTTACTTCTTATGATAAACCAAATGTTTGGATGCGTATAAAAGAAGGAATTATTGAAACGAGCAAACAAATAAAAATCGGGATAGAAGAAGCCAAAAGGATGTGGCAGGTGGTGTCGCTGTTGCACCGGGGAGGCCAGTTCCGGCATGGCCTGGTAGAGGATGTGGATGGCAATAAGTGGAGCATAAACCGGTATGAAAACGATATACTGACAGCCGGGTGTCATCGTATTGCGTATAGCGAGATGGAAAGTATTGCAAAACAACTGGGATGGGTGTAAGTAACCCATCCTATTTTATAACAATTAAAAACGAAAAGATATGGAAAATCCAATTGTTGTTCCGTTTGATTTAAATACGGTGAGAAAAATTAAAAGTGGAGAAATAGAAGGTTCGGTATTAATTAATAATATTGAAATAGAATTTGTATATGAGTCGAAAGACTGTGCAGGTCCTTATAATTTACTTTTTGTAAGAAAAGATGAATATGGAATAAGCACTATATATGCTAACACAGAAGGTTGTGCTCTTGGCGATACCACTCTGGAATTGAGAAATCTGCTGGAAGATGGCGAGTATATACCATCTCTTGGTCAATTAAATTTAATGGCCCATTATATGGACGAACTAAACAAAGCATTCGCTTATGTTTCGGCATCTCCCCTCTCCTCGACGTGGTATTGGTCCAGCACTGAGAGCAGCCAGGACGTCGCGTGGTACGTGGTCTTCTCCAGTGGTCTCACGGGCACCGGCAACAAGCACATCGGAGACATGGTTCGGACGGTAATTGATTTTTAAAAAGGATTACAATGATAACATCAGTAAAAATAAAAGACAATACGAAAACTCCATTTAAATATGTTTCGGACATAGAAGCATTTGAAAATGGCAGAGAATTTATTTTCAAGCCAGGAGTGAATGTAATTATAGGTAAAAACGGTAGTGGAAAATCGACCTTACTTAATATCATATCAATGTATATGTTGTGTGAGAAGTATATGTGCTCTGAAATGCCGGCTGAGGCGCTGGATTTTCCACCTATATTTGATGATGATGACAAGGTTCTTGATGGGATTGACATATTATCCGATTATGCAGGGAAAGTATTCCGTTTATTGTCGTCAACGGAGATGAATCGAGATAGCGTATTGAAAAACATCAGCAATCTCGATTTGTATGTGAATAATATTCGAAGATCTTATGGAGAGAAAGTGGTGTTATCATTGGAATCGCTTTTCAATTTAATGTTCAGTCAAAAGGATTATACGTTTCCAATACAAGATCTTGTAGAATACAAGAAAAAATCAAATGCGTTTTGGATTAAAAGAATTGATAACCTGTTGAAGTATTATGAAAGAAACCGCATAACATTAACAGAAAGCAGTTTTGAATACACGGTTCTCATGGATGAGCCAGATAGGAATCTTGACATTGACAACATAATGCAAATTTATAATGTATTGTCATTCCATAAACCACAAACACAAATTATAGCCATAGTACACAATCCGGCGTTGATTTACAAGTTAAGCAAATTAGATTGTGTGAATTTCATAGAGATGACAGAAGGATATCTAAACAAAATTCGCATATTTGCATCTAATTAATTGAAGTAATTATATACCATTTTTTTTTATAAACTTATCACAATGGCTTATTTCATATTAATGGGAAGAAGAATCCCCAAGCAAGCCATAACAGGCTTCAAATTTCAAAATGAAACAGATAACATTCGTCCTTTTCTATCAATCAGGATAAGGGGAAAGGACGAAATTATACCTTTCAAAGATAAAAAGGAGATACAGTCCGTAAAAGCGCATCTGTGTTCTGTCTTCTCTGGATTTGTAAAAATAGGCGACTGGTATCTCAAGATGTCGGAAGTTAAGGAATATAAGCCGGTGACTGCCGAAGATATGAACCCCTACATCTTGTTTAAGACATCTAAGTTTGGAAATATAAAAGTTCGTTTCCCGAAAGATGAAGATATGGATGCCGAATTATTGGTGTTAGATCAACTTTTTGATGTAGAATGAATTATTAATCATCTTTTAAAAATCATGACCTGGAAAGAATTAAAAGACAAAATATCCCTTATGACAGAAGAAGAGCAACAGCAAGAAGTTGCAGTTTGGGGAGAAAATATGAATCTAATGAAAGATTGTTCCTTGGAGAAAACAGACGAGGATTTGTACTATAATACTGAATGGGATTATACTTGTGAAGAGAGTGAATTGGAACCGGAAGACAAGAATGACCCTGATGTACATAAGGTATATGAAGCAGGAATGCATTATATTTATTCAAATTGATTTAAAAAAGATCTGATTATGGCAGCATTAACAACACTAAATATAACGGAAAAGAACGCTAATAACAGTTTGTCTGTAACTGTTAAAGTGAATGTCACCAAAGAAGGAGTGTTTACCACTACCTTGTCAAAAGAAGATGTGGATAAGATTCATTCTTATGGGATCAAATTACCTACAAACAGATTAGGCAACGAAGGATATTTCAATAGTATAGCACTTTCTGATTTGGAAAGTCAAATCAGGGAAGTTCTGAAGAGATGTTTGAGTTATAAAATAGTAGAAGAAGTGCCTGTTATTAAGTATCAACTGGAAACGAATTGCCTGTTTTCATATGACAAAAACGGAAATATTGTCCCTAACACCTCTAAGGAATGGACAGGAGGCGATGAAAATGGAGAATGGAGGGATGGAACTTCCCGTTTAGATGCCTTAAACGCCCAACCTTTCGGTTTTAGTGTTTATGCAAAACCATTTCTAAAAAGAGTAATTGAATATGGAAATGGAGAGACAAAAGTAGAATACAGCAGGTTAAATACAGAAAAAGGAACCTATGCGCACTGGCTGAATTGTGTAACGAGCATATCATACAATAGATATAAACAGGTAATGGAAGTGGAGTGTAACGAATGTACCTCGAAATTATTCGTTGATATGATCAAGTCCATTTGTAATATAAGCGAACAAGTTAAGAGTTTTATCAATCCAGAACAAATAAAAGCAATTGCGGAGTCAAATGAACCGATTTTGCTTTTATCTAACAACTAAAAAATCATGAGGTATGTATGTGTTTTTATCTGCTTTCTGTTATGACTTATTTTTACGTTGTTATTATCATTCACTGTCATAGGATTGGTTATAAGCGTGAGTGATGAATGGCAGGAAATGGGTGACAAAATAATAGATAAACTTTAAAAATAATTGAGCATGAGTAAATATACAGCAAAACAAATTGCCGAGTCCGATGATCTGTTTGATAAGCAAATACATAAAGTCAGAAAGTTTTATTTGAGTCGTAATCCTGATAAAATGATGATGCTCGAAGAAAGAAAAGCTGTTATCAAAGAACGAAATAAAGGTCTTTCCCCAGAATATGATAAGGAATATTATTGCGGAACCTGCGGAGCTAAAGACGGTGCGGAGCATCCTAAAACCGGATATTGCTTTCACTGTGATACGGATAACTGGATTCCAAAAAATGACTAACAGCTAAAATAATCGAATTATGACAGCCGAGAAGTTTAAATCTATTTGCGAAGAGAAAGGAATAACTTGGAATGATCTTGTCCGCATTAGGGTTATCAAACCAAAGAAATTTCTCGGATTCTTTAGGCAATTAACAGGTATAACAATCGAAGGTGCATTCAATAGATGTTCTGCTTGTGTTGAAATAATGGCTAATGATGACAACGGTGTTTCAATGATGCACTATATTGATTACGAAGATATTATAGGAGTTGAATTAATTAAAAATTAAAAATAATTGAGTGAACAGTTTGCAAAAATCAGTACGAATGCGTTGTTAGGATTATCAACATCCGCCACATAAGAACCATATAATCCCGTAAATATCGTGATGCGTTGGTAGTACGTGTACAGATAACAAGCAGGCGTTGGGATAAAGCATTTGGCAAACATTCACTCTAAATAAGAAATAGTAGATATGAATACAGAATTTGAAAACATGGCTTTGCTGAATATAGAAGACTACAATGAGCTTAAAGCTAAAGCCGAAGCAACAGATGAGCAGATAAAGAAACAAGCCGAAGAAATGGCTAAGCCTGAAGTTGTCACATTGAAAGTGTGCTTTGATACATACGGATTATTATACAGGCCAAATACTTGTGTTGATGTTGAAATACCATTCTATGATGATGAAAAAATCAGAGATATGCTTAACAAAGCAAGTGCTGATATAATGAAATGGTGCGACAAAAATATGGTAAAATACAACAAAGAACTCAAAGAATCCAGATCTACAAAAAAACATTGCGAAGGACTAAGAAAGCATATCGCAAATCTCGAAAGGCGCCTCTTAAAGCATGCATTGGCAAACGTTATTTTATCTATTATATCAGTTGCGGCTATAATTGCTCTTTTCACATTAATTCAAAACTAAATAGACATGGAACAAGAATATGCTATTCCTCTTTTTAAAGCTGGTGCAGAGTGGCGCATTAACAGCGTGTGGCATTCTATAACAGTAATTCCAGATTGCCACCGTTTTATTGTGTTTCTCCCTAAGAAATCAACAATAGGATCAAAGAATCCAATTATGGGTATATTGGAAGAGAACAGAACTTTTATATCCAGCCGTCCAGGATGTATTTTATGCAGATTAGATGAAATGGAATCATGGGCTTATTTGGATGATCTATTACCTTAAGTAATTATATACTCAATTTTAAAAGTTAGAATTATGAAAAAAGATTTAACAGACAAAGAAAAAGAGGAAAGAATGAATTACCTTACCATTCATAAATGTAAAAACGAGGATGAACGTAAAGAGTTAAAAGAATTATGTGATTGGTATTTTAAGGATACTCCTACATTAACTATGTCTTTTTCTTTAACAGAAGAAGATTTTCGGGTAACAATGGAAAGGGACGTGGAGTTGTCGGAGGTAGCCAGAGCGGTAAAGAATCAACACCATAAGAAGAAAATTTGAAAGGTTATGACCGACAGAGAACTTCTTGAAGAAAACAATAAGATGTTAAAGGAAATTCTAAGTTTTGTGAGAAAAGTTGATTCTGCTGAATACAGGGATCATCAAGACTTTATGGAATTTCTTAGAAATGTGGCAGCCGATATATGGGTTGAATATACGGAGCCCGAACAAAGAGGTAGATTGTTTAATTTAATAAATAAAAAGAAATGAAAACAGTTTTTGATTTAAGCAGAGATGAGATTGTGTCATTGACATGCAAAGAGATATATCTGTATATAGACAAAGAGCTTGCTGGTAAAGGTATTCCAATTGAAGCTAAAAACTGGAATATAAAGAACGAAAAAGAAGTCGTGTATCCAAGAACTGGAGTTCCAGTATTTATGTTAAAAGATATCGGCATCGGTTTTAGAACCGTAGAAGGTGCAACTGAGGTGGCTAATTTGCTTGTTAAATATAATGCATTTAAAATAGAATCAAGGTTTCTGACAGGATCGTATGAACAGTTTTGGATCATAAAAGAAAGTGTTTGCCCGGCTATTAAAGGGGAAGCGGGGTATAGCAAAGAAGAGTTTGATAAGGTAAACAAGGAAAGCAAAGATCCAGAATTGGAAAGTATAAATTCCTTCAATGATACTGTGAAAAAAGCCAATGAAATTAAAGACAGGGTGTTGAAATACGTGTACAACATAAAACAAGAGCGTTCATATAACAATGACCTGGTTGGTATCTTTGAAAGGTATAAAGATATAGCAGACGGTGATATGGAGGTAGCTATGAATTTTATTAAGGAAGCCTATCCATTCAATGAAGAAACAGAGTCGTTTATCAGAAAAAAGTTTGACATGCCTATACCGGACGAATCAAAAGAGCAGTAATTAAGCTAAATTAAATCATTTTGAATCTTTTTTATTATCAAAAGACATATCTTTGCCCAAAAAAACAAACATAATGGAAGAAAAAGAGATAAAAGAAGCTATAATTGAAGCCCTGACGCACTTAGAGGGGTGTAAGTATTTCGTGGCTACGATAGTAAATGAAGAGGAAAGAAGATTTGATATGAGCCAAAGAATGTCACAGCATCAATTGGCGTTAGTTATAAAAGGTATCTTATCCAACAATGAGATGATGATGATGGACGTTTTGCAGTGGTGTTCTGAAAGATTTAAAAATAGTATAGAGAAAGGAAAGAAATCAACTAATTAAATATTAATACAATGAATCGCTGGTTTGAAATTACGGTAAAAGCCGAGATTGATAATATCGAGAACGGCAAAAAAAAGAAAGTAACTGAAAAGTATTTGGTGGATGCCTTGTCTTATACAGAGGCAGAATCAAGATCGTTGGAGATCTTTAAGGATTTGTACAATTCTTTCGAGGTTGTAAAAATTAACCCTATTAAAGTGTCAGAAATCTTTTTCAACGGAGAAGCTGAGTACTGGTATAAGTGCAAGGTGAATTACATTACACTGAATGAAAAGAAAGGTAAAGAAAAGAAAACGCCATGCTATATGTATGTCCAAGCCGGCAATCCTAAAGACGCCGAAGCTGTGTTGACTAAAGGTATGCAGGGTACGTTGGGAGACTGGAATTGCGAGTCTATTGCTGAAACAAAGATCATTGAAGTGTTTAAATACGATCTGCAAAAAGGTGTAGAAAAATTGGGAGAAAAGAAAACTGATGAGTGATGTTGTTTCCCGTGTAGCACTTGCGACGGCAATTGTATTATTGGTAGTAGCAGGTGCTACTTTACTGATAGTGATTAAGACCGAAGAAGTACCGAGATGGTTAATGAACTTACCATATACGTTATCTTTAACGGCAGTATCCTTTTCAATTATATCACTTGTATTGAAATATAGAGAGTGGAAAAGAAATTGTACGTCTGCGAAAGATGCGGACGAAAAGTGATGATAAGAAGTCATGGCTTATGCCAGGCTTGCAGGAGTAAAGAGTTGACTCCGAAGAAAAAAGACAGAATTACATCCATTAAAAACAGCAGCAAGAAGAAAAAGTTAGAAAACCCGGATTTATCCGGGTTTTTTCGTCTTATGCTGGAAGAGTTAAATAATAGTCGGATGTCTATGACCGGTAAGGCTATTCATTTTCCTACAGTATGTAACGTCTGTCACATACTTCCGAAAAGGATATATAAGTCGGTTGCTACTTGCAGGGATAATATAGTTTTCCTACATGAATCGGAGCATACGATATTCGACATGTATCTCGACCAGATGGAATTTGATAAACTTGAAACAGAATTTCCTTTTGTATGGAGGTATGCGGTAAAGAAGGTGCTGGATATGGAAGGCAGGGGAATGATTAAAGAAAGAGGCAGGTTGATTATTGAAATAATTGATAGGTATGATAGAAGAAAAGATTAAAATATTAACAGATTTAGGGTTTGTACCTATGGTGGAAGGAGAAGGAAATACGTTGTTTAGAATGAACGATGTTGTGATGTCGGTATCAGATCCTAATCAAACACCAGAGCAGTTAAAAAAGGAAGTTATGACTTTGATAAAGAATAAAGACATAGCCGAAAGAGGTGGACAGGTTCCAGTAGTTGAAGAGCCGGCGCCTGAGCCAGAGCCGGTCCAGGAAGAGGAACCGGAAGCTCCGGCGGAGGAAGCCGCTCCTAACCCTGGAGAAGAAGATTTGAATCCGTTTACAGAAAATCAGGAAACGTTAGAGCCATTTTATATCTGTGATGAATTGAAGAAGATTGAGATTCCCAAATTCGTAAGATTGACATTAGACGATAATCGTTTTTATGTAAGAAAGATGGATGATGGGACGGCTAAGATATATGCTTCGGTAACAACTTTAATCAAAGATGGGTATGTAGATGATAAGACAGCACTTCAGGAATGGAAGCAGGAGATGAGGATGCTTGGTCGCAATCCAGAAGAGGTAGCGCAGTATGAAGCCGATAAGGGAACGATCATGCACTACTTATACGGATTGTACCTAACAGGTAGAGATATGGTCTTAAATCGAAGCTTTGTGGTTAAGACAGTGCAAGAAGGCAAGCTGAAGATATCTAAGAAAAATCTTGATCGGTTCTTTAATAGCATAGATGATCTTGACGATATGATTGTCAGGGTCATGAAGTTTGCCAAATTCTGTTCTGATTACAAGGTGAAACCGATGATGATAGAAAGAATCCTTTCTTTAGAGGATTACCTTGTAGCAACACCTATTGATGCGATGGTTAAAATGACATTCAAATACAAAGAAGAAGGTTATTTTGGAGCCGTGTATCAAAGGGCTACCGGACAGTTCAAAAAAGGTGATCCGAAGAAGGAAGTAAGAGAAGTGGAAAAAGAAGAAGTGGTCATTCTTGACTTTAAATCGGGAGGAATATGGGAATCATATGCATTCCAATTGGAAGCTGAAAGAAGAATGGTTAAAGCATGGTATGGCATTGATGCACGTATTATGAACTTTTCTCCAAAAAGCACGAGCAGTAAAGGATATACGCTGAAAGAATGGACAGAAGACAGTGTGGCACTTGAAAAGGCGGACTGTGTGTTCCAACAAGGTATGTTGAATCACCTTAGAAAAGATAAGAAGTTCAAAGTGAGAAAAGGGGTGTTGAATATCAATAAGCCGTACAATGAAGAGGATCATATTGTTGTATATGATATTGCAGAGGAAATGTCTAAAAGATTCGTAATATGAGCGATATTGTTATTCCTAAAGGAGATTATGTGGAAATCGTAAAACCGATACATATCAATCCTTTTGGTGATTATTTTATTAATATCGAAAGGGGTTCGAGATTAAGATTATCGAAAGATTTGAGAATAGGAGATAAATATGCAATATGCGTACTTGCATCTCATAAGAAATATGGCAAGACCGTTGAAACAATAATGCCTATACTGGTCAGAAATACAAGAAGAGTATGAAGAGAAAAATTAGAAAAACAGGAGAGATAATAGACGTAATCACCTTTAGTAGCTCAACTACAAGAAGCGACCATGACAGAATACAGTTCTATGGTAATAATGGGAGTGTGATAAGTGAGAGTTTAAATTTTTATCTCGATACCCTTCCTGTGGATGATGAAAACAAAGATGTAGACTGGGAGCAACGTAGATTCGATCTTGTTAAGGCTTATTCTATTGAGTTTATTAAAGCACAAAATAGAAAAGGTGAAATAGATTGCGGAGTATATGTACCGGATGTGGTGTCATGGTCTATAACTATAGCAGATAGAATCATAGAAGCAATGAGAGGAATTAAAAATGCTTGATTTTAGAAAATACGAAAACGTACCTCGGTTTCAACTTGACCGCAGGCCTGGCAGGAGCCGACTGAAGCTAACCTGCCCGGCTTGCGGGAAAAGCCGGTGCCTTACCCCTTATATTGATGTGGCGACCGGTCAGGTCGTTGGCAATGAGTTTGGAAGATGCGATCATGAACGAACTTGCGGTTATGATAAACGACCTACCGGCAAGGATGTAGGTGACAAAGATCTTTGGATTTCGGGAAATAAGTGCATAAGAGCTTATCGTCCTCCTGTAAATCCTGACGTTGTAAATTACATACCTTTTAGCGAGTTTGAGAGGACTGTAGTTCCAGACGATAGAAACACCGTATTTAGATTTTTATCGTCTCTATGGGGGAAAGAAAGGGTATCTGATGTGTTCAGAAGGTATCATGTCGGAACAATGGACTTATGGGGATGGAAGGGGTGTTGTATATTCTGGCAGATAGATAAGGACTTTGTATGTAGAACCGGCAAGATTATGGATTTTTACATAAAGACCGACAGCCAGGGGAATGAGATTGATGTAAAAAGAGTGAAGGAAAAAGACGGTGACAATGAGCGGCCTCATGTTATGTTTTATCACTCGTTGCATGCAAGAGACTTCTTGTTTAGACAATGCCTGTTTGGAGAACATCTTCTAAGCCAGTATCCAGATAAGGTAGTTAATTTGGTGGAGTCAGAAAAGACGGCTATTATATGCGCCGTGAATAAACCAGATGAGTTGTTTGTAGCTACCGGTGGGTTGCAGAACTTAAGACCGGAAGTGATAGATGTTTTAAAAGATAGAAAGACTGTAGCTTTTCCGGACAAAGGACAAGCATTTGACACATGGAGTAAAAAGATAGATGGGATGATGATGAAGTCAAGGATAAAAGTATCGGACTATCTTCAGAGTGTTGAGAATGTAGGGGACGGAGATGATGTGGCAGATTTGATAATTAATAACAAAGTAAAAGAGAAATATTATGAGCCTGGACGTTTATATTAAGAGCAAGAAGAAAGAAGAGGATCGTAAATGGGTTGCAAACATCACCCACAACATGAACAAGATGGCACAAAAAATATTCGTATCAGAAAACAAAGAAACACTATACGATTATGTTTGGAGACCGGAAGAATTGGGCAGGGAAATAGATACTAAGGAGATGGTGAAGATACTCACAAAAGGTATATATATTATGATCTCCAAGAGAAAGAGTCTTTTGAGATACGAACCAGAAAACGGATGGGGGTCTTATGATTCATTTCTTAAGTTTCTTATCGAATACAAAGAGGCATGTGAAGATAATCCAGGGTGTGTAATTGAAGCAAGTAGATAACAACATGGAAAATTATAAAAACACTTTAAACGAGGTAGTGGTGATCGAATCATCACCAGAAACGTATTTTGTTTACGCTATTCGTAATGCTATTCGTATCTCTAAATGTGCGTATCCTACAGCCAAGAAAGTAATTTTCAAAAGAGAGGACGTAGAGGTGGAGATCTCGGAAATGGAAACTGAAAGCGGTTTGTATGAAAAGTTTAAAGAGAAACAAAAGGATAGAGTATGGAACTCAATGTGCGGCAACAACGGATTTTAAGAGGCGAAATTTGCCCTTATTGCGGAAGAGAAACCGAGTTGGTCAATGCCGATAAAATATATAGCAGAAAAGGCTTAGGGATGGTTATGATGTGTAAACCATGCAATGCTTATGTCGGTGTTCATGAATCAGGGCCGAATAAGGGAAAAGCTAAAGGCCGGCTTGCGGGCCCATCACTAAGGTCTCTTAAAATAAGAGTCCATGCCGAACTTGACAGACTGTGGTCTACGCCGGAAGAACGGGAAAGGATGTATAAAGATTTATCCGAATTTCTATCTATACCGGAAGAATACACACATATAGGTATGTTCGGCGAGAAGACGATGGGAAAAGTCTTTCAGTTCTGTCATGTAAACAAAGAACGATCAGGTTCGAGAATAGAATGGCATAAACCTGGAGATAAGTGCCCTAATAAGAACAATCAAATAGTGTCAGGCAGTAGCGCTTGCAGAGGATGCCCTGAGTATCTTCATGATGAGAAAGACGGGTATGTCTGGTGTGATCCTGATATGAGCTACGGCAGGTTGAAATAGGGCGCGAATTGCCTATCTTTGTGCTATTATTAATAAAAAAAATATAAGCACATGGGTAGATCGACAGAGTACTACAGGACTCATCCCGAAGCCAGGAAGAAAAAGGCTAAAAAGGACAAGGAGATAAATGCCAGACCGGAACAGAAAGCCAAACGCCGGGAGCTTGGTCGTAAAAACTACGAAACGGACAAGAAGAAGGGCAAGGGCTGGAGGAAAGGCAAGGATTGTTCTCATACCAAGAATGGTCTTAGGTATAAATCAGTAAAAGCTAATAGGGGATCCAAATCGGATACGAAAGGTGACAAAAATGCAAGAGGAGATAGCAAATAGGATAGATATAAGAAGGATATTCAAAACCTCTAAACAGGTTATGGAAGAGGCGTATGAGAATATCTTAAAATACAGGCGGGGAGAGCTTATCCCCGCTAAAACCGGATACGATTATATTGATGAGGCTTTGCTTGGAGGTATTTTCCCTCAGCATGCTATTGCCATAGGAGCCCGCCCGTCTGTAGGTAAATCGTATGTGGCCCAAAAGATATTGGAAAATGTGATGAATCCGATGATCAACCCGCAAGCAGAAGATTATTTTCTTGTTAATTGCGAGTTCGAAATGAATCCTCAAGATCTTCTTCTTCGCAGAATGAGCCAGGATATGAAAAAGCGAGCTCCTGAAATATTAAGAAGGCAAGATTCTAATACAGTAGAAGAGATGAGGATGTTTGAAATCCTTCAAGGTGAAATCAGAAATAATATAATATACATCGATGCTCCGTGTACGGTAAAAGAGTTTGAGGCGGCTGTGTATCATATAGCTACCAAACATAAAGACAAACGTCTTATAATATTTAAAGTCGATCATATTGCTTTGATAAAAAGAATGGGGTTAGATCCTAAGTCGGCTATAGATGATTTGGTGGCGGTTATGAACGAAGCTAAATTAGTATATAAAAACATATTTTTCCTCATCATATCCCAATTCAACAGAGAGATAGAAGGAAGGATAAAAAGCCCACAAGAGCAGCCTCCGCGTCTTTCTGATTTTTACCAATCTGATACGCTGGGTCAGTTATGTACGTTAATGATAGGTTTGCACAATCCTCGTAGGTACGGGCTGGATAAGTATATGATATTTGGGAAAGATTGGTATCAGACTCTTGATAGGTTTAAAACTGAAAACAAAACATCATTCAGGACAGCCGGACTGGTGTTTCATCATATACTGAAGGTAAGGCAAGTTAGTATGGAAGAGCTTACTAATACAATCCACCCAGAGATCCTGCCGGGGCATGGATGGATGTACGGAGAGGGCGGGACGAAGTTCGTGAACCCCAACCAGCCGCCGACGCCGCCTAAGCTCTATACTGTGGAAGACGTTACGGACAATCAGGAACAAGAACAAGAGACAAAAGAAGAACAGTCATTGTATTAAAAAAAATAAGAACCATGAGACTGACAGTAGAAGAAAACGAATACCTGATAAGTAAGTTCCTTTTGGTTCTTACTGAGTTTGCAGGAGATGAAAGAGAGATGTTTTTAATCAACTCCATACATGATAAGGCGGTGGCGGATATGAATTATCGTCTTCCGTCTTTAATAAGCAGAGAACGTAAAAGACGAGTCATTGAGCTCCTTAAAGAAGGAACCAGAATAATCAAGGACTTTTCCGGCTATGCAGGTGATATGGGTATGATTAACGAATACGATCGCCTAAAGAAAGAAATAGGAACCGTCCAAGACCAGCTTGGTGACGTAGAAGGTCAACTTCGGGCAGCAGGAGAAGTTATTAAAAAAGAACTTGATATGATTGCTGACCGAATCAAAGAAGATCTTCTTGATCGAGAACTGGCTAAAAGTAATGCCGAGGCTGAAAGAAAAGCCAAAGTAGATCCGAGATACGAAGTAGCTTTAGGTGATTACAAGGAGATGCTGGAAGTGATTTTTACAACCAGAAACAAGTATTCTACGGTAGATTCTGTACATGACGATCTTCGACAGTCGGTATCTACCGGTAGAAATTCGATTATTAAAGAAGGGTACAACAGTTAAAAACAAGGAGGGAATATGGAAAAGAAGGAATTTAAAGTAGGAGAAGTATTTGTTGCCGGACTTGTAAGATTAAAATGTGTGGAAGGTGATACATGCGATGGGTGTATATTTGAAAAATACAATTATTGTTCATGTACAGACATGATTATTGGCCCATGTGAACATATTGATAGACAAGATAACAAGAATGTTATTTTCATTAAAGCTGATTAGGTATGTACATCAATTTCAGACAACTTGCAGCATCAGACATGACTCCTAATGATCTTGCTAATCTTCTTGCCATAAGACAGAAGGATACGGTTATGATCGAAGCCATGCCGGAAGAAGATGCTGGGAGGTATATAGAGCTTGGCCTGGTTGAGAAATTAAAATCAGGCGTGATGAGATTGACCAACAAAGGAACGTCTTTTGTGAATTATATAGAGACTCCGGAAATGACAGACGAGGTTCTGGAAACGTTGAAGATTATGATAGGGATGTACGAATCATATTCAAAAGACATAGGTGTCAGCAGAAAAGAAGCGGAATCCAGATTGTGTTGGTTTATGGGTAACACCTCATTCAAGAAAGAGGTCATACTTCAGGTAACGGAATCTTATATAGCAGAGTCAGGAGATTATACAATGAGCTTATGTAACTTTATATGGAAACCGCCTTCTCAGGCTTTTTCAGTCCATATGAACCTTAAAAACTCAAAGCTCTTTGACTTAATAGCTGAAAAATTTAAAATCGCTACCGAGCCTTATTTGGAGTCTAAGAAGAATAAGGAAATGGATTGGTTGTTTGCCGTATCTAAATTGCCTACGCCGCCGGCTAAAGGCAATCCGGATTATTTGTTTACCGGAAGTTCTGAAACAGACAAAGAGCGATTGAAAAACATAAAAACGTATTTATTTAACAAAATTAGAAAGCAATGGAAAAAGTAAGAATCAGAAAGATAATAGAGGATATAATTATTACTCAGTTTCTTAATTCGGAAATAGATATAGTTCATGAAGAAGATGTGTCGTTTAAAGAACTTGGATTAGATTCTGTTGATCGAATTGAGCTTGATGTGATGGTGGAACAAAAATTCAATATTGTTATTATTGATTATGATATGGAGACCATCAAAGATATGACTGATCTTGTTTACAAAATAATAACAGAAGGATATGGGAAGTGATATAATTTTATGCATGGCTTTAATAGCGTCATTTGCTTTTGTTATACAGTTTTTGTTGTCGATATTAGGATCTGATCTGGATACGGATATTGACATTGACAGTGCTTCTGATTTAAGCATGTCTTTGTCGGACATCATATCATTCAAGGGCATAACACATTTTATTCTTGGATATAGCTGGACCACATACTTTTCGGGTTCCCATTTAGTAGGGGTCGTAATAGGGTCATTTTTCTTTATCGTTTTGTTTTACGTATATAAGTTACTTCTTAAGTTAAAACAAGAAATGGTGTACGAATGTCCGGAAGATTTAAATGGCAGAGAGGTGGAGATAGTATTTAGATCAGGTAAGAATCATTATATAACCCCAAATAGTATTAAACCAATATAATTCTATTATAAAAGTTTAATACATCTCTTTCAGAGATCGGGTTATTAGCCTAAGCCTTGAAACAGAGGCTACGTTATTTGAGAATAAATAGTTACCAAGGAATGTTTATCCAAGTTTCTTGCTCTAAGGATGGTGATTAAACAGGAGTAGTGTATTTGACGAAACAGTGTTGCCATTATATAAAACCTCAAAATAACATTGGCGATGGGTACTTACAGGCGAAATCCTGACTTATCCCTAACGGGATTTACATCTACCAAGGAGACCGAAAGGTCTCCGAGGGGATGTATTAAAACGGATGAATAGCTTTAAATATATTTAATAGAATATGAGATATGGAATTGATTTTGAAACAGAAGAAGAGGAGGATGAAAAGTATGACTGATGAGGAATTTGTATTGGATAATAAGAAAAAGGTTGTTGTAAGAAAAAGAATATCTTATTTAAACAAAGGGGATAAAGTATGGATCGTGTCTTCCGACGGGTATCTGCTACACACGGACGTGGTTAGAGCCGAACGCGGACGGTCTTATGTGGATATAGACGGTATCCTGTATTGGAAGCGAGGATTAGATGGCAAGCATCGTAATCGTAATAACTACATGCAGTTTGCCATGACACCAGAAGACGGTAAGAAGTATGTCGTATATTACCCGGAAGGATTTAAAGACAATGACTTATGATAGTTCCGGAAACGCATTTGCTATATAAGGAGTTTAATGGTGTGAAACGTCTTGCCATATCTTATTCCCAGATAGACACGTTTCTTACTTGTCCAATGAAATGGTATAAAACTTATGTGGAGGGCAAAAGGTCTACGGAAAAACAAGAAGCTACGTCTTATGGTACAGTTATTCATAAGACACTGGAATACTTCTTCAAGAACGGAAGACAACCTTCTGGCAAAGACCTTGGAGAAGCTATAAGTTACTATGCTTACCAAGAAGACATACCTTGGCAATCACCGGAAAATATGATGATAGCCATGAAGCAATCTGGAGAGCTTCTTGCTTGGATTGTGGATCTGTTTAAAAAAGACGGCAATAGGTTTATGATAGCTGATAGTGATCTTAATCCCTGCGAGAAACTCATCAGACACGGTGCCATAATAGGAGTCGAAGAAGATTTTGTGCTGCCGTACCGTCTTCCTAAGCCTGTTAACATAAATGGAGTAATTCATACTCATGTGTACATAGTAGGATCGGTAGACCTTCATCTGGCTATAAAAAGCAAGAACGTAGTTCACCATTATGTCATAGATTGGAAATCAGGTAATAAGGTTTTTGATTCTAAGAAGTTGGAAACGAATTTACAGCATCCTATATATTCATTTTACATCTATAGAAAATATGGTGGAGTTCTACCAGATATGAACATCTATTTCTTTACCAGAACCAGACAATACCAAAAGGTTAAGGTGGATGAGGAACGTAAAACAAAATCTATAGAGATGCTAAATGACACTTTGTCTAAAATGTATGATTTTGAAGATAATAGTGTAAAAACATTTCAGGCATACATCCAGGGAGCAGAAGGAGCCAGGTATAGCAAGCGGCGTGCCACCCTAAGCCAGCCTGTTCCACAAAACAAGCTACCCTGCCCGTCAGCACTGTGTTACTATTGTGACTTTGGATTACATAACAAAAACGAATGCCCTTTCTCTTCGGATTGGGATCCGTCTAAAAAGATAAAACGATGAAATACGAGGACGTTCAAAAGTTAAGAACAAAATACCGGCAAGATCCGGAAGTTATAAACGTAGAATATATGAGAGACGTTGCTGTAAGATGTGGGAATTTCAAGAAAGCATTTGAACTTCAGGAGAAGCTGGAGGATATATGGTTTAACTACTTAAAGGGAGTCCAATGAAAGAAGATCTAATATGTGGAGTAGCGATCCTTTTGTATTTAGTTTTATTATACTTGCTCACGACAGCTTTCATAAAAACAGGTAGAGCAGTAGATCGTTATAAGATAAAGAAGAAAACTGACAAAATCAAAGTAGGTCAAAGATACGAACATAAGAACTACTTTGAGGATCCATTTGAAAGAGGCAAGCATGTGATTAAGATATTAGACATAAAAGAAGGGTACGTTCTATATGAGTACGAAGAAAAACCATATATACGTTCTTCTGTGAGTCTTGAAGATATTGTTAAAAAATACATTTTAATTACTGATGTTAAACACAAGTAAGTCATGAAAAAAGAAGTCACAATCAAGGAAGATATGGCTGTGTTTTATAAAAATACAGGAAAAGAACTATGGATTTATAACGGACTTTTCAGAAACAAGGTGTTGTCTATAAAAAAAGATAAAGCCATTATCATGTGTGAAACTGATGCTGAATATGCTGTACTGATAGAAGATAATCAGTTTATTGCCGTAGCAAAAAACATGGATTATGATTACTGCTGCGCATTCACATTAGGTAATGCCGAGGCTTATGGGGATCGTATGGGCATATCGTGCAGTGTATGCTTGCTTGAAGATAACGAAGATAAAGCAAGGGAGATGTTGAAAGAGGCGATAATAGAACTTTCAAAAAACAGTAAAATAGATTGCGATGGGCTTTGAACTTAGACCTTACCAAAAAGAGGCAGTAGATGCCGGGCTTAAGTTCCTTACAGGAAGATCTAAGAAGCCTGGCATAGAAGTCTTGCCGTGTGCAGCGGGGAAGTCTTTGATAATTAGCAAGATAGCTCATGAATTAAAAAGACCTATCCTTGTATTACAGCCATCTAAAGAGATTCTGGAGCAGAATTATGCGAAGGCTGTATCATTCGGTTCTAAACCTACCATATATTCTGCTTCATGTAAAAAAAAAGAGTTATCGGCTATGACTTATGCTACACTTAAAAGCATAAAGAAAGACGTAGCAAGGTTGAAAGATATAGGGATAGACACATTATTGATAGATGAGGTGCATAGCGGGTATTCTCCTGAAGAAGGTTCTGAATTTATGGAGTTTATGAACAGGTTCCCAGAGGCGAAGGTGCTGGGCTTCACCGCCACTCCCTGCCGCCTCCGAACCTACAGTTCCATGCTGGAAGGAAACTACAGCAAACTCAATATGCTGACGAAAGACGAACATAACTTCTTCAAGAAAATAGTTCATGTAACTCAAATACAAGAACTAACTTCTCAAGGGTTTTGGTGTCCACTTAAGTACGAACGATGGTCGTTTGATGAATCGGCTCTGATGTTAAACAGCACTGGAGCCGAATACACCAACGAATCTATTAAAGAAAGTATTGTACGAAACGGCTTAAACAACTCTATCTACAAGCGCCTTCTTCAACTTATGAACGAACGTAAAGCCATTTTGGTTTGCATGGATTCTATTGAATCATGTAATAGAATATCAGAGTTCATGAATGCCAAGATGGGAGCCATAACCGGTGTCGTAACATCGCTAACAACCAAAAAGAAAAGAGAGCAAATCATATCAGATTTCAAAGAAGGTAAGTTGAAGGTGGTTTTTAATTATTCAACGCTTGCTACCGGATTTGATTTCCCTGAACTTGATTGCGTGATGTTTGGTCGCCCAACATTCTCATATTCAACATATTACCAAATATTAGGCCGCGCCGTCCGCATCCATCCTGACAAGAAAGAGGCGCTGATAGTTGATTGCTGCGACAACATGAGGCGTTTCGGTCGGATAGAAGACTTGACAATCGAACAATTCCCTTCTAAGGGCTGGTGTATGTTTGCCGGAGATCAACTTCTGTCCAATATAAGGATGGGTGATATTATTACCAAAGACGAGATCCTTCGCCGGGCAGCCTCGCTTAAATCTGTGAATGGAGATGGTAGGAGAGAAGACGATCTTGACAGTATAATAATGTGGTTTGGAAAATATGAAGGAATTAGATTCAAGGACATACCGGTGTCGTATTTTAGGTTCTTGGCTGAGAATATGGCAATAAAACCAGGAGACAGGAAAGAAAAGATTATCGAATATTATAATAGGATAAAGGCATGAACAACAAGAGAAGAAAAAAAATATCGGATGTTATTAACAACGTAAATAAGTATAAAACAGATTTTGAATACATCAAATCAAAGTTATCGGAGTTGAAGTACAACATAAATTCAGCCAAGGATGATGTTGATATGATTTTAGATGAAGAGACGGAGGCGAGAGATAATATACCGGAATCGTTACAAGACTCAGAAAAATATTGGGAATCAGATCAGGCTGTAACTGATATGGAGGAGGTGGTTGACGACATGGAAAGTATTATAAATGATATAGATGATGTGATTTCAACCATAGATGAGAGCATTAAAACCATAAATGGTTCTATAAAAGTGAATTTAGTAGGAGTGATGTAAGTCCATAAAAAAAACACTATAAGTAAAATTTAACATAATACGCTTGTATTAAAATTACACAATCTATATTTTTACGTCGTGTAATTTTAATACAAGCGTATTTTATTAAATAATTTAAAGGGTATGATTTCTAAAGACAGGTTATTGTATGGAGTGGTAATCAGACAGGACATTAAAACTTCCTTTATGTCATTAACTGGATTACAAGAGGCATATACAAGAAAAAGAGTGGAGATGGGGTGGAATGATAAGAGAATAGAAAATATTCTTTCGAACAAGGAGAGCGCAGAAAGGATATTTTATATTCTTAAAAAACAGAAATACATAAAAAGTGAAACCCTGAAAGAGTTTATGGATATAGTGGAAAACAACTCTTTGATAAAAGTAATGAAGTGGTATAATGCCTATAAGACTACAGGAAGAGGAACAAACAGAAATGTTATGTGTGATCCCTACATATGGGTATTAGTCGCTATAGAATTAAATCCTATGCTGTATGCAGAAGTCACTGGATGGTTAAATGATAGACTTATTTTGGATAGAATAGAGATAGGGGATAAATACAATACTCTTTCAAGGTCTGTATCAAAATTTGAAGATGTTGATTACATAGAAATGGCTGATAAATTAAACTGGATTGTATTCAATAAACATAAATATGTTTTAGATAACAGGGCAACTCAAGAGCAGTTAAAAGAACTTGAAATGCTTCAATCCAATCTTGCATTTTGTATAGAAATGGGAACCATATCTTCTTTTTCTGATTTAATAAACATGATGGGGACTATATATAAGAAAAAGTGGGGATCGGGAGCAGTATCTTCTAAAAATATAAAATCTTCAAATAATGAAAACAAGTGAATTAAGGGAAATACTTAAATTGTATGGTCTTCAGCATGATGTTGTTATCAACAAAAGTTCAAAAAGGTATTCTATTGTCTTAGATAATAACATAATAGGAACCAATCACGCTGAAGAGAGGGTGGTTGTATTCCGTCCTATACCAGAAGGGAAAAACACGTTCTGCATGGAACGAGATAGGTTCTATACGGAGTTTGAAGAGGCTTTTGATGATGATAAGGCTATAGAAGCTGTAAGACAATATTTTGAAAACAATAAAAACAGAAAGTCATGAACGAAAACGAAATATTTAGGTTGAAGGGCAGAATAGCCATATCTAACCTATCACGTGAGGACAAGAACATGATAAATAGCATCCTTGATGGTGTCAACAAAAAGGATGAAGAGGAAAAAGGATATGTCTATACCGTGAGAGCAAAACTAAACAACGAAAAGATTGTACATGCTACTTTATTTTTTAAAAGCAAGACAGGTCCCACATTTGAAGAATTAAAGAAGGAGCTTGATGATATGGGAGTTAAAGATGATGATTATAGCGATAACGGCATAATTATTATTAACCGCATTGTTATGAGCGGAGAAGAATTTGATCGCTTTGCAAAAGAAAAATGATGGACTATATTATTATATCAAACAATTAAAACGACGATAAAACAATGGAAAAGATGGATGATATTATTATCCCAAAGGGGGAAAGCGTGGTTATTAACAAAGATGTTTATGCTTATAAAACATTAGTAGCCCAAAAAGGACTTAAAGTTGTGTGTGAAAAAGATATCAAAAAGGGAGATAAGGAGGCTACGCTGTCATATGAAGGTCGTATGGAAATCGATATACCAATTGAATATATACTGAAGAGTAATAATATCCTTTTCAAAGAGGGAGAATTGCTTTTTGTTAAAAAGGATTATTCTTTTAAAGATAACATTGTTCCTGGAGGAGCTATAGTTGAGTTGGCGGAAGATGTCTATAATGTAGATGTTATGGCTGTCATATATTATGAAGGGGGAAAGACTTGTATGCCCTTAGAATTATTAGAACCTGTTAGTTCAGAAAAAGGCAATAGTGAAAAAGAAGGGAAATCAGTGAAAAATGACATCATTGATGATAAACTACGATGGGATTTGCTTCCGATGGAAGAAATTGAGGACATTGTAAAAGTCTATCATGCCGGAGCCAAGAAATATGGGCCTAATACTTGGCAGGATCTTGACGACGGCTTTGAACGGTACCGTGCGGCGACGTTTTGACACATGATGGCGTACCTGAAAGGAGAGAGAATGGATAAAGAGACGAACGTACACCATTTAGCTGCGGTCGCATGGAATGTGATAACTATGTTGTGGTATGATAAACACGGAAAAGGATTAATACCATTAAATAAGGAGGAAAAGAAATGACAAAAGAACAAATGATTCAACTGTTAGACGACGAGTTTGATGCAATGAACAAACATAGAAGTAATATTGAAAGAATTAAAAAGGAATATTTCGATTCTGTTTATGGGTTAAAGAAGGGAGATAAAGTGAGTGTTCTTTACAAACGTTCGAAAGAGCCTATTGTTGGTTTCTTTAAGAACGTGCAAATCACGAATACTGGAACAGTTATATTTACAATCCAGAAAGCTAATAAAGAAGGAAGACCTGGAAGAGGATCTTATTTGGTGTATGAAGACGATTTGAGCGAAATCAAAAAAGTAGAATAACATGATTAGAGCAAGATTTTACATTAGAAAGGATGACTGTGACAATGATTACCGTCCAGTCAAATGGCCTATAAAATATCCATATTGGTGTAGCGCAGAATCCAGTAATTCATTTGTATTGGTAGCGTATGCTGAAGATGAAGACAGCATAAAAGAACTGTGGCCGGAGGCGTATGATATTAATGTCTTAGAGAAAGATACCGAAATTAGATTCACATTAAGATTTCCTAAGCCGGAATGGTATGAATTGTACGAAAAGGAATTAGAAAAATATAATAGATTCATATGGATTACAGATGCGTGCATGAGAGACGGTATAATAAGAAAAGTAAAAGCTAAGATAGAAGAGTATGATGGTCTTTTGTTAGCCGACATTCCTGATAGGTTTACTCCTTATGAAATAGGAAGGGATGCTTTTGAGAGCAAAGAAGAAGCTTTAAAACATGCAGAGAAACGGAGAACGTACCTGATCGAGTCTACTAAGAAACAATTGAATGAACTTGAAAATCTAAAATTCGAATGTGATGATTAACTACGCAGCAAAAGCAAGAAAAGCTTATTTGATAAACAATTTCGATAAGATTCTTAACAGTCTTAACACACTTCATTCAACGGTTGAGACCATGACGTTGTTCGTAAACGACCAGGCTTATAATTACATTCTTAAGCTAAAGGAAGTAATTAAAACCAGTCCTATGTATAAGCACAATATCAAGCGTCTTTTAAATGATATGGACAAAGAGATAAAGAGGTACAATGCTTCTATCTACTACATAAATAAAGAGCGTAGTGAGGTTATAGCTGATATAACACAAGCGATGGAAGATTGCCTCATGCCATACATAGACGATCTGGCCGGCGCTATAAGGGCAGCCGTGTGGTCGAAGGGCGTGTCCGAGGAGCGGACGGAAGCGGCGGTACTGTCCCTAATCGTATCCTCCTTGGCTCTGACATCCAGCAGACTTATTTCAGGTGGATATCAGATTATGAAAGAAATGGGTGGAGGTCAAGGAGGTAACCCATTTACGTTTATGAGCATTGATAAGATAAGACACTTATCTACATCATTATCTGATGCTATTACCGGTGGAGAAATAGCTCTTGAGGAAAAAGAAGCCAATGACATAACTAAGGCAATGGATGTTTTTATTGAGAAAATGTCTGATTCGGATATTGTTGATAAGGTAATCAGCATAATCGAGGAGGCAGAATCTAAAAACAAGGAGGAACGATCATGAATTACTTAGATGGGTACGTAGAAGAGGTTCTTTCCGAGCCGTATTATGATGATTACGGATCGGGAATTTTCAGGTGGTGGGTGAAAGTATCTTACGTTTGTGAAGGCATAGGAGCTGTCACTACCTTAATGTTTGATACGAGAGAAGAAGCTGAGGCTGTAAAACCAGGTTACAAATTTTTATGTTGAAAATAATATGGTGCAAAATAACATTAAAAATAATAGATTCTATTCTGTAATACGAATGGAATATGTATCTTAGACATATGATTCATAAATAACATTTAATGTATTAAAAATAATGAGATTAGCATACAAGTTCAACATAGGAAACAATGAAAATATATCATCTCTGTGCAAGATTAGCAATAACTTGTACAATCAGGCATTATATATTTTCAGAGAAACACTTTCTAAAGAAGATAAGTGGTTATCCTATTTTAAACTTGATGCTATCATGAAGAATACCAAGAACTTAGATGGAGACATTAATTACAGATTACTAAAGGCTCAATGTTCTCAACAAGTTCTTCGTATTCTTGATAAGAATATAAAAAGCTATTACAAATCGGTCCAAGATTACAAAAAACATCCTAATAAGTATAAGAAAAAACCAGGTCTTCCTAATTACAGGAAGAGAGGTTCTGAGTTTAATTTGTATTACACGAGTCAGAGTTGCAAAATAAAAGATGGGAAAATAATCCTATCAAAAAATCTTTCAATAGATATTCCTCAATATGAAAAGTATTCTGATTTGATTAAAGATTTTAAACAGATTAGAATAAAATCATTAGCGTGTGGATATAAGATAGAAATCATTTATGAGGTAAAAGATACTGAAGTATCTAAAGGTAGGGAAGAAAAAGTTGCTTCTATTGATTTAGGAATAGACAATCTTGTAACATTAGTTAGTGAAGATTTTACCTATCTTTTTAGCGGTAATTTTGTTAAATCATATAATCAGAGATTTAATAAAACACTTGCTAAATTAAATAGCATAAAGGATTTACAAAAGATAAAAGGAACAACAAAACGAATAAAGAAATTATATTATGATAGAGAACAGTACATAGAAGATGTTTTTCATAAAATCAGTAGAAAGATAGTTGATTTGCTTATCGATTCCAAGATAACAAAATTAGTTGTAGGCTATAACAAGGGATGGAAAACTGGAGTAAACATGGGAAAAAGAAACAACCAAAAGTTTACACAAATCCCTTTTGCGAGATTGGTTAGTTACTTAGAATATAAATGTGAATTAGCTGGTATTGAAATAGTTATTCATGAAGAGTCATATACTTCAAAATGTGATTTTCTTGCATTTGAGAAGATAGGAAAACATGAAAACTATTTAGGAAAAAGGAAGAACCGAGGATTGTTTCAATCTTCAGTAGGAAAACTCATAAATGCAGATGTAAATGGAGCATTAAACATTATGAGAAAAGTAGTCGGTGATTCCTGTGAATCAATTCGTAGGATAATCGATAGAGGGTTATTGTTTAACCCGGTAAGGATTACGAATGTATTTTGCTAAGAAGTACATTTTGAAACTTATAAAGAAATGTAATAAGTTTTATTTAATTTAATATTTTTCATAACATCGGAGATTCTATTAAGATCGTAAAAGTGAAATAATATGGAAAAGAATTTAAAACTCGTATGTCCAAAATGTGGCACCCCTCACCAGCCTCATTCTCCACACACGATGGATGCAGATGGATTTGAAAGGTGTGAGATAAGAACTGTTATGGAAGACAGGGGATGGTGCTACGAATGTTCTTTTTGGCAAAACTTGTACGACAAGCACAAAGACGATCCTGGATGGGTTAGGATAGACGGTGTAAGCTGGGTGCTTAAGCCTATGGTGGAAAACGTACCGAGAGGATGGAACAGCCTTGGATGTGGTGGAAGAAAAATGTATATCAATATCGAAGGGAAAGGCATTGTTACATCAAATAACTGCTGGTGTCAAGGTGATGTTTCGGATGCATTTAAGGATCTGATGCCTGATAATGCTACTTGGGCTACGAAGGAGGAATTTGACAAAGCTCCTGTAGTAGGATATATTGTAGAAGGTATTGGTTTAGTTTTCACAGATAGGGAAGGTCATGAAGTTGATGCTTAGGAACTTATTTCATATTCCTCTTAGAATAGTTGAAAGGAAATCAACTAATGGGGAGGTAGAATATTGGTGCCAATATCAAAACATTTTTGGGAAATGGAAAAACGGAATAAAATACGATATGTTTGGCATGGCGTGTTATGCTGTTTTTTATTCATTCGAAGATGCGTATGAATTTAATTATGGTAAGAACAAAGAAGAAAAGGTAAAGGTAGTGGACTCTTGTTACAAGAGAAGATGGTAACTACAATAATCCCCGGCCATACAATAGGTGTACGGTTGGGGATTATTGTAATATATGATTAATAACCGTCTTATCTTATACTAATACATTTTAGTACTATTTTTATATCTTTTATTATAATTCCACATAGGTGTCAATAGGAACAAAGCTGCCAATTGTACTTATCTTATATATTGAATGAATAAGGTGAGTACTTGGACTTAATTTCAGTTGAGGTACTTGATTGGACCCTTCTGTAATAAAGAAATAATAAAAAACGTCTCCAATCGTAAACTGTAGCGTAATATCACCTGTTACCTGTCCTTCATTAAAGTAAGCCTGGATATATTGTTCAGAATTTGATATCGTACAACTTATAGGATTACCGCCCATCGTACATACCTTGCTATTATTAATTTCATCTAAAACATAGGAAGCCGCCATAGTTGCTCCATTAGATCGGTATCTACAACCAAGAATAGGTACAGGTTTTCGCCATGTGGTTGTAGGGGCCGAAATCGAACAAGCAAAAACAGGGATCTTGCCGCCGACAACTGTCTTAATATTTTCAAATCTTCTTCTCATCTTTTTTTTGCAAGATACTATTTTTTTTCATAACAAAAGAAACCGGTTCCCTATCATCTCTGACTAAGAACCGGTAAGAAAACAATTTCAGAAAAAATTTAACCTACATAACCTTTCAAGTAAGAACAAAAAAACGTACAATCTACTCTTTGACGATGCTAATATAACATATTGGAATCATACAAAAACAATGCAAGTCCGATATTCTTCGTCTATTTGTAACTAACATCATCGTCTCCTTCCGAATCAGGAGTGGCGCCGATGAAGAACATCATTGACTTGTTGTTCGTCTGCTGCCACCAATTATAGGCGCGCGCTACGTCTTCCGGCGTCTTAATGTTATACCATTGTTTGATAAACGTCTGTTTGGCGAGTTGCCTAAATAACTTAGACTCACCTTTGTATGTACCAGATGTTACTTTGTCAAGTGAATAATTCCTAAGATCGGTAAGATCCTTCAGTTTCCGTCCCATAACAAACGGGTCGTTAATGATATCTACAACGTTAAGCTCCATAATAAACGGCATCTGTGAAGCTATTTCGTTTATGGTTCTAAATCCGACATAGGATCCGAATTGAGTAAGCCAACTTTCTTCGTTTTCATCATCATCACGCCATCCGGCAAGAAGCATGGATACGGCTTGCATGATAAGGAACGTGCCGGCATAGACACTGAGGCGTTTGAGATTAGTTTTCTCTACCTCATTCATATTGTCTTTATTTTCGTTCCAGGCATCTATGATGTTTTTCATACCAGACTCGGAAGCCAGGCTAAATGTTTTGGCTATCATATTCTTTAACGTAATTGACAACCCTTCCTCTTCTTGCATTGTCTGGAAATTGAAGCCACGTCTTTTCCACAGACGTTGAGCCGCCAGCACCAACCATCCTCGGTGGGCGGTCATGAACCTGGCTATCCAGTTGCGCGATGCGGCAGTTCGGTTTTCTTCATTCAAAGATCCGTTACATATCTGCGACAAGCTACGAACTTGATTTCTGGTTATAGCCATCTGGGTTTCAACTTCCTCAACAGTAACACCTGATCCGGGCTTTACAACCACCTTCCCATCCACGACATCTACCATACTCCATAAAGTACGATCTTTTAATGCATTCCATTCTCTTTTTATGGTACTCTGTTCTTTATTACGTTCTTTTTCCATCTTGAAATCTTGGAACGTGTAGAACCGACCTTTGTAATAACGAACATTGTCCATAGTAGCAATCATAACCTGCGGATCAAGAGGGTAGTTCAGGATTTCCATAAAAGCATACATAGGTGAACGCATTAAGGTCCTGGCCACTCTATTATATCCGGCACCATACATACGATTTCGGATATTGAATATCCCCATTCTCTCACCTATGACATATAATTTGCTTTTCCTATCTATGTCTCCGGTTTCTGCTATACAAGATGGAGCAAGGCGTGAAAATTCAGCCGATGCGTATTTAAGGGAATCTTTACTTATATACTGTCCTACGGCAGATTCCATGATGAGGTTGATATGACCTGTTAAGGCGCCGGTAGCTGCCACAAACGGGGACAGTGCCAAGTTCATGACCGACATAAATCTTTCAACAGCCATCATAATTCTTGTAAGGTCTACCGTATATCCTCCGATGTTCACCGTAAGTTTTTTGGTGTTCATCCTAATGCCATAATAATGATCGTTGAAGAAGTCCCTGAACATCTGATATGCTTGGGTTGCTTCAGCCTTCTTACCGCCCTCAAATTGTTTATTCAGTAACATCTGCTCCAGTCCTTGAGCGAGCTCTATAGACTTCTGCTTTTCGTTGTATAATGATGATTGCATCATAAGCATCGAATAAGAGTAACCAAAATCATGAGATACGTCATCTTGGTTCTCTAATTCATATATGTAGTATTTAGGTATGGACCGAACCCTATCTTCCGGATCATATACCTCACCCTGGCGTGTTTTACCATACAGGGAGTCATCTACGCGGTCAAGACATAAGTCGGATACGAAGTTCCTGACCGTACTTTTAAGGCTGATACCTAACCCTTCTATACGTTCTATATCTTGTTTGGATATCTGTGGAATAGCATACAGGTTCGGGCTCTGCTCTTTGTATAGATCAAGGGATTGTCTTTTTATTTCCTTGAGTTTTTGAATCATATTCCACTGCTCTACGTTTTTAGTAGCGACCTCATTACCATCAGCATCATATTTGATACCAAAGTCATTGAAATACGATTCGTCACGATACAGGCTTTTCTTAGGCATGCGATGACCATACCCATGATCTTTTACATAATCAGGATTACGACCGCTATTTTCGGCTTCAGATTCAGCCACCCATGCCCTTGCAGGGTCGAAAGACAGGTACGATATGTCCATGCCATAATCTTGGGTGGATGTACCGTTTTGTACGTCCTTAACCATCTGCGCCACATCTATCTCACCTCGACCAATTTTGTCGATCATAGCCGCATATCCGGTAGGTGCCATGCGTTTATAGTATGAAAAGACCTGGCTCCTGGCAAATTCATTAACAATAGCATTAGCCTCTTCTATACCTGATTCTCTTGTGTTATTTAAAAACAAGCTGGCCATTTTAGCATTGACGGCATTCCTAAAATCTCTACCGTCTAATTCTTTGCTTATTCCAAGCTTTTCTGACAAGTAGTTGGTTTCAGATACGGTAAACAGATACCGGTTATCAGCAGCTTTGAATAACTTATCCCTTAAGGCTTGAATCCTTTTTGCTTTCTTCGCCGTAGTATGACGTTGTACGAACTTCCATTCCACTTCCTTGGAGTCAGCAAGAGCATTTAAATAAGACTGATTTACTTCGTTTTCAGCCTTACTGCTTTTAGTAAGGTACTTATCAATATCTTCAAGACCCACCATCTTAGCATAATCTATCAAAATAGCGTAATCGGCTTCAATAGCTTCAGATGCGGCCCTAAAAGCATCTCTTTCAGATGAGGTAAATGTCGCTTCGTTAATTTCTCCGATATCAGCCACATCGCGATTGTTTCCGATTATTTCCTTGATAATGGCCTTATTTTTTTCTATATCTTTCACAATCGAATCCACGTCAGTCGCATCTCTATCACTTGTCGTAGAGCTAATGATATCATGCGCCATTTTAAGATACGAAGCCTTGTTGTTTGATTCGGTGCGCGCCGACTGTTCCGATTCTACGTCATTCCAAAACCGATCATTAAATGACAGGTGACCTCCCAACATAAGTGTCTTCAGCGCAGCTTCTCCTCCAGATTCACGCTGAATAGTTCTCAATTTTTGCAAAAACGATTCTGATACGACATTAGTGACATTATTTGATTCCTTTCTCCAAACTTCATTTATAGCTTGTATTTCTTTGGCCATCTTAAGTTGGTCGCCGGTTTTTTCCACTCTCCTGGTTCCTACATATATGTATTCTGAAGCTGCTTCCTTACGTTGTTTACGAAGCAGTCCTTCTTCTTCGTAGTTACTACTCTTATAGTAAGCAACCTCATCAAAATTACCATTGCCATCAATAAAAGGCTGCCTCAATATCCGCTTCTGCCGAGAAAGAGCATTAAGGTATTCTTTGGTTGTTTGAGAAACCGGATGTCCTAATTCTTCTTCAGCCTTTTTGTATATGGATTCCATTCTTGTGGCATAACTTTCACTAAATTCCAGTTCTGAATTTTCAGCATCCCACTTCTCCATCTGTTCTGTATAGATTTTTTCCTGTTCGATAGTAAAAATATCGGTATTAACCCTATCGGACGACGGTTTAAATTTAGCGTTCTCAGTAACCGTATTTCCGTCCTTGTCAACTACTTCTCTTTTAAATACGTAATTACGGTTATTGTCAACCACATCATTGATTTCTTCTTCTGATATCTCTATGTTCATGGCAGTTGCAAACGCTCGCATCTGCGCCAGCTTCTTATTACGATCGTATTTAGCCATATCAAGAGCACTACGAAGATAATTAGAAGTCTTGCCGTCTACTTTCTGAAGCAGTTTTTCAAATTCAGATTTATTGAAACCATGTTTTTTCGCATATGCCAGGAAGTCGGATATGGCTGGCTGGGCATTCACCATCGCATTATAATTGTCTTTGGCAATCATAGCTCCAAGAGCGTTATTAAACGGGCTGGAAGAATGTTCTAATATACCGAACCACCTACTTATCCAGGACACATCGTGTTGGACTTTATCAAAGAACTCTTTTACTTTCTTTACCTTATCTGCCGGCACATGAAGTTCGTTCATTAACTTGTCAAGCAACGTACTTCCATCAAGATCTTGTACTGATTTAATATCAGACTGAATACCATTGATGTCGGCAATGACGGTATTGATCCTATTTGTATAATCTTGCTTTTCACGTTCGTCAAATTCGGTACTTCTGTTACGGATATATCCTCGAAGATCGTTCATGATCGGAAGAACCTGATTGTTGATAATATCTACGTTCTTTCGATCATTGGTATTGAAATGAAGTTTACCGTCTTTGGTATCACCATGAAGGATAGTATTTACTACATTGCTTAAGTATCTGACCTGAGCTTCGGCTGTGGAGATCATGCTATTCATGGCAGCCGCCATCTCATTTTTGTCTATTTCGGTCTCTACCTTATTTATCTTATCTTCTATGGTCTTAAGTTGAGCAAGGGTCATAGATGTAGTTACAGCCCTATCAGAGCTTATCTGACGTAAGTCTCTCAATGTTTTTCTCAATGCCCGGATCTTAGACTCAAGAAACTTGTTCTTGTTCATAGAGGAAAGAGAGTATAATGTAAAATCATTATCCTTTAAAAGAGAAGTATCAAATCCTTTATCTATGTCGGTAATAGCAAGATCACGAATGTTTTTAATAACGTTATTCAAATCTTGTCTTTGGGTAGATAAAGCTGATTTAAGCCAGTTTACGATTCCAGAGAGAAGCTGCCGGACGCGTCCCAGGAAGGAGGTGGGCTCTATGGGCGCCGTTCTGTCCTGCATCTCCCTGGCAAGGATCTTTCCAAGAATTTCTTTCCTAACTACATTGTCAAGTTCAGTTCCTTCATATACCTTACCGTATGTATTATAATACTGATTTGCATACTGATTCCATTCTTCAGTGCCTTCTACGTCTTGCAAAACAGATTCAACAGCATTCTGATCTCTGTACGCCTCTACAAGGAAGTGGGCTGTTTCTTCTACTAAGTCAGACAAAGTAGCATCTTCACCGACTGCTATTACGTTATTGGCAATATCCGCCAATGCTTTAGCAGAAGGTTCGTGTCCGTATTTAGTTTGGTACTTCTCTATATAATCGGTCATGCCAACGACACTAACGCCCAGCGTTTTCAGTATCTCAACAATAGAATTTCGTTGATTACGTTCCTCTTGGCTATAATCCGATACTATCTTAGCTTTAGTATCAGCATAAAGATCATTGTCTTCTAATATAAATGAAACTACAAGCGCATCAAAGTGATCGTATTTAGCATCCAATTCATTGTATCTTCCAGACTTAAGATCGCTCTTTATCTGCTCCTTGCTAACTCTTTCTGTTCCTCCGGTGGCGAGTCTCATAGTCACCTTACTATTATCCAATGAATTTATGGTTATCATGCCTTGATCATTTATGGAAACATCAGAACTGAAATGATTACGAAGTTCGGTATAAGCTAAGGCTGAATTGAAAAGTCTAATTTGTCCTGCATGTCCTTCTCCTGTAAGATAATAGCTTCTTGTTTCCGGATCGAATATCTTGGATCCTGACAAAAGACCTTTCTTTATAAGGTAGTTTATTATCCCACCTTTTGTTGATAAAGAAGTGGAAGCAGAGGCGGTCATAACAGGTATAAAAGATTTGGGGTTGTTAAGGACATACTTTCCAGCCTTGTAAGTAATGTCTGCCACGCCATCCCAGGCAGATTCTTGAACGGTGCCAGATAAGAATCCTATTCTGATATCATTCCCGCCAGAGCGAAGAGCTTCTCCGTAATCTTCAAATAATTGATTACGATCATTCATAAAAAACAAACGAGGTTCTCCAGTCTGATACGTTACACCCACAGGATTAGAATCTGTTTCTGGTAGCTCTTCTGGACTAAATATCTTAAGACCGTCTTTTATAACCATATAATTAACATCATTATCCTGTACCATAGATACGGGAGTGAAGTCCGAAGATATAGCATCTTGTAGATACTGCCCTGAGTCTATTCCTGGTTCTTCCGGCACGGAGATACTTGACGGAACCATAGCATCCACCAACATAATATTATCACCCAGATCTTGGCTATAGAATCCAAAGCCTGATTCTTGAATCCCATAAGGTGCATCTGATTTCGACACAAGAATAGGGTTGCTCATCTTAGAAGCCTTATCCAGCACCCTTTCTCTATAGGTCTCTGGAATAAGGCCGATGTTAGATTTTACCTTATTGTAAGCCTGTTTGTTGATAGGCACATTCCTTCTCCAGTCACCAAAAGCCTTTAAGAACTTATTAGAAAATACGGTTTTAAAAACAGTAGTAGCCCGTTCCCTATTTTCCATAAGAGGAATAGATGCTATCTTATCGAATAACATAGACCTGTCCCCTGATCTGGTAGAGACAGAAACAACTTTCTTTTTATTATCTCTTTTAATAATACACGTTGATACCATGATAAAACATTTTTGTTATGAGACAAAGGTAGCCAAAAATCAAGCATATCATAAAAAATTAAGCCATCTAACTTCTCAGTCTGATGGCTTAAAAATAATATGAAAAAAAATTATAATCTGACGCAAATCGTCAAGTTACGCTTATGCGTTGTATTTGTACCCATTTCTATGAATAAACCTTCCCGATTCAAAACGTTCAATATCTTCAGGGCAAATAGGGCCCGAATCTTCTCTCCTGGCTTCAAACCAAAGCCCTGGCTTGCGAAGTCGGCAAGTTATGATATAATTGAAGCAATTGTGTGTAAAATGGAAAACAGATCCTACAGGGAAATATCTATCAGCTTGAAATACGATTCTTTTTCGTTTGGTATCAAATGTGATATCTCCTACTACCTTAGCCACGTAATAGCTTATGCCATTTAACGTTTCATCTGTTTGTGGTATCCAATAATAACCTCTTGCCATAGCGCAAATATATAAAAAAAAGTCGGACAAGATACATGTCCGACCTTTTTTTACTTTGATTCGTTTTCAAACCGCTTTATAAGAGAAGCAATATCATCACCACAAATAAACATCATTCTACGTTCTTCTTTTGGTTTATGAGACGTTGGAATGGTTTTGTTTATTTTAATCTGATTCGCCAGACCTCTGCCTAAACGAATATCAGCTTTTTTACCTTTAATGTTGAACTTCATAGATTATTTGTTTAAACAGATCAATTCCGTCTATTATAATATGACCGCTTCGCATACGACCATTATTAAGATTGTAAAGGAAATTAAAACCACTTTCTTTTTCTTGTCTTTCAAAAGAACTGATATCCTTTCCTCTACAAGCTCTTCCAAAAGCCTTCTTGAACAACTTTCCTCTGAAGGTCTTGACAAGGTTCTTGGTAGCTTTATTACCGGCTCTTATCGTTACTTTCCTTGCCTGGTTTTCTGAGACAAAACTGCTTCGGAAAATATACGATGCTGCTGCTTGTATATCTTGTTTAGTAATCATATGCATATGCCAAACATTTCTTTCAGAATACTGATCTTTATTCCGTATATCAATTTCATCTCATCTCTATCATATACGTCAAAAAAGGATTTACTGGGGTCCTTTGGATTTGCGTTCAATTGAATTATGCAATTACCAGTATAAACCTTAAGCCTATAATTATCGGAGTATATATCCTGCATGGTCTCAAATGTCTCAATTAAATTTTCAACAAGAACTCTGTTAAATGAAAAAGATTCTTTGCCATCACCTTTAAATGTGATATGATCTAAATTCTTGTTGTCAAATTCGTACTCTAACTGATTGCCGTCCATCATATCATAAAAGATTGACTTTTTGATTATAAATCCCATATTATTTTGTTTTTAGTTAATATAAATCTTCTGAATACAATTGTTCTCTAATAGCATTCCTATCTACTACCATTTCTTGATTATTGTTTCTAACAAGTTCAGACGCTTCCTCTCTTGTTAGAAACCGGTTCTTGCTTGTCAAAAATCCTTGAATACTACGGTTTTTATGGGCTATGCCGTATGCAGCAAGTTGCGATATTATGGAACAGTGTCTCAATCCACAAAATACGGTTCCGGATGGTATATTTGCTGGACCGTGAGGCTTGTTCTTGTAATCTTGAACCCAGATAGCTGCGCATATAACAATTTCCTTATCACACATAAATCAATAATTTAAAATACCGTTTTTACCAATATGCTTCTTTTCTTCTTCAGTAGGCCATTCCTTCTTGAAATTACCGTGCCACGTTCCAGGAACCACCACCGGCTTATCACCCTTATCATATTCAATAGCGGCACATTCAGAACAAAGAGGCTTGCCCTCATATCCCTTTAGCGACTCATCATAGACACGATTCTTACAAGGTCTCACAAGAGCCCAGTAACAGGACGTGGCTGTATTATCTATACAGCCACATTTTGAATATACAAACAAACTCATCCCGCAATCTCCCAGTCATTAGACATAATATCATGTTCGGTTGGATTCCAATTTGATGCTACTTTTTGACCTGTATCTACCATCAATATATTTACGTCAGATTCTACAATAAACATACAGATATACTTTTTACCCCAATCGATTCTTTTTATCTTACGACCTAATTTAAGCTGTTCTAAAGCCTTTTCGAATGTCATGCCATGACGAGGCAGTTTGAGATACTTTTCAAGTCTGTAGGCGGCTTCATTTGGTGTATGGCCATCGTATTCGAAAGCGGTTTCTCTTTCAGGAACATCAAACAAATCCCAGTATTTGCTTTCATAGTGATTAGATACCTGACCAGTAGGCAGGATCGCCATCACAATAAACCAATCATCAGAACCGAAGCATTTTTCTCCGTCGCTGTGTCTCCTTGATTTGCAAACTTCAACCTGTCCGCTTCTGGCTAATAGATTAAAGAAGGCAGCGTTATACAACATGCGATACCGATACAATTCATTGAAAGTGTGGTATCCGTCAGAGACTTCTCCCACGTCTACAGGCTTCTTGTTTTGAATACTACCCAAAATATTCTCTATATAGAGCTGTATTTTATACATACCCATTTCGGTGTGGCCGTATTTGTTCAAGATATTATTGACATCGTATTGTATATTAAAATCTTTTTCAAATTCTACTTCAGGATGATTAGGATAGTAGTAATCTACTGATGCTTCTAACACAGACTTGATATGCTCTACTATCCTCGTGGCATCATCATGTTTTAAGAAATTCTTGAATCCCTCAACGAATTTAATATCTTCTTCGATTGTTGATTCGAACTCTTCTTTTGTCATTACTCTAACCACATCTTTAAAATCTTTTAATTCCATGATTTGTTTTAAATTAATTGTTACTATACTTTCTTTATCCTACAATACAAACCCCACAAAAACTCAGCGGAGAAACTATCCCATACATTATTCTTCTGCCAAAGTTCTACTTTGTTAACAAACCAAGACCATGTGGGACCCTCATATGAAGAATCAGATGATGATCCCAATCCGATTTTCTCCATTTCATTCGCCACATCAGAATAAGGATCTAAATCGACTCCCCTAATCATGTTAATAATATCATCCTTGTCTAACGTAAATTGAAACTGTTCCTTATTAGGTAAATCTTGATTTATTTTACCGGTTGTAAGCAACTCTTCATCATAGCATAGCTCAATAAGCTTCTTTACTTTCTTTTCAAGAAAAGGAAACTCTTGTATGACTTCCACAAAATTGGATTCGTCGGCTTTGCCTTCTATGAAAATAACAGTTTTGCTTCCAGGTCTATGATCGTCTAAGCTTACCGGGATGCCAAATATCGTCCATCCTTTAAACTCAGCTATCTTAAAACGCATAACGTCAAACACCTTATAGAAATCATCACAATCTACAGATTCTATTACCTTAACATCCTCTTCCGTAAATTTACCTCGTATTGGAATAACGTGATAACCAGGGCAGCCATCGGTTCCGAAATATGCGATTCTAACCACGATATTTACAATATTTTAATTTATTTTGCTAAAACATTCATATAACATGGCACATCTACCACATCTCTTCTACGAAGTCCCTTATCAAAATAGGAAACCATATAAGTATTTTTACCTTCGTGATCAGGTCTGGGATCAAAACATTCAAAAACGAATCTTGTTATACCTTCCAAATGACCAAGCATGAAAACGAATTCGCCACTGTATCTTTTATTAGCCAATTCTTCTACAGTCATAATCTGTCCCCTCCTAATCCTGAATTGATGCTAACGTACTTAACACGGACATCATTTCCACGTCCAAGCTGACCCCAGCCGGGCGATGGCGTTCCCTTGGCCGGAGCAGGGACAGCCCTAAGCCGAGACCAGTCCTGCTTTTGCCTCATGGCTTCAGCCTCTTTGTAATACCGGTTACACAGTTCTTGATCTTCGTAACCAACGTAATCTTCCTTATTTTCCATATAGAATACTTTTTCAACAAAAGTACGACATTCATGAATTAATTAGATTTAAAATAAAACAATATGAATTAAAATAAAAACCCGATACGTTAAAATCGCATCGGGCCTGGTATTGAAAAAAAAATAGGTTCAGATCTTGGGTAAAGATTCGAGCCAATTTTTAACATCTTTATATTTAGGGTCTTTGTCTATTCTATCTTTCAGTTCATGCAATGCTGAGTCCATAACCGTATTCGGTACGCCAATCAACTCTCCTATTAAATACAATGGGGTTTTATTTGATTTAGATTCGTGTGCCATATTCATATCCAAAAAAAAAGTTATGTGAAACAAACCGGCCACGGGTATTCTATTGCCCGCCGACCGGTATAACATTTTTATTCCTTTTTTTCCAAACGGGAAAAACGGGAATGCGGGAATCATATTTTTTACTATGGCTCCCGCACCACCGGAAGGGCCTGGATCTCAGGTCAGATCCTTCCAGTTTATTTTTTCGCCGAGGTAATCTTGCACGGCAAGCCATCTTATAAAGGCTACTCCTTCGGGAGCATCCGGATCATCCAAATACATTAACGTAGCTTTCACCAACTCGTTCTCACATTTGAAGACCTTCGGAAAACCATCCGAATAGTACATTGCAAAGACATATTGGACATCGCCCCATGTCGCTTTATCCGGCTTCTTCGCTCCGCACTTTTCAAAAATATCTTTTATTTCCGGCTGCTTCCAGATCCTCTTGGATCCATCGACGTTGACCATCTTCTTTACCGCCTCATCAGCAAGAGCATTAGAAAAATGGTAGCCGTAAGTATCTACATATTTCTGATAAGCTGGATCCTCTGCGTCTGCTCCTCAATAAGAACGACCTCTGCCACGTCCGCGACCTCTACGCATCTGAGGTCCGTCACCGTAGTATCTGTCGTCTCCATAGTAATCGGTCGGGTAGGATTCGTAACCCATCCTCCGGTATTCCCGGTCCTCCATTTCATGACGACGTTCGCGCTCCTCAAGCCTTCTTTCCCTTTCTTCCAGCTCGTTTTCGCGTTCTTCCATTTCCTTCATCTTCTCATGCATACCGTAATGATCATAAGGAGGAAGGAACCCATGTCCGTACTCCATGTACGTCCCATCAGAACGACGGCTTCTGCCTCTGCCTCCACCTCGTCTGTCTTCTATCTCGTCATATCCAGGATATTCTCTGTGTCCTGAATTTAAATCATATACTATCATATTATACTTATTTCAAACGTTCTACAATTAACTTCTTTAAATCTTCGAATGAATCAGTAAGGTCATTCACCTTATTTTCTATACCAGCTATTTTACGATCCTGCTCTCTCGTTTGTTTGAATGCCGGATTGATGTCTTCTAATATAGATTCACAAGCCTCTATCTTGGCACGATGGGTATCTACGCTGTCTATTATGTCTTGACTGGTGCTTTTTATAGCATTCAGTTCGTTCATAATCGGATCTATGCTGGTAGATAATGTTATACCCATAGCCTTAGCCACATTCTGGGATTCCGGAACCGTATAGGTCTTGGTTTCGCCAGTGAGCTCTACCGTCAGATCCACCACGCGGGTCTGCATCGCCTGATACTGACCCGGCTGAGGAGGAAGATACCTGGGTTCGGATACGGCTACTACCTTTCCCAATTCGTATTTAGGTACTGTATTAGTATCAAGGGTATGTACCTGAAACCCTTTCTTCAAATCTGAAAACATGATCAAAATATTATTTAGGTGAAAATAGGGTGATGATCTCCATCACCCTACTGAAATCATTTACCTGCTTTAACTTCAGACGCCTGGGCTGCCGCTACTGGAACACAGCAATCCATTAATCTTAACACGCCACGAACTTTATTGAAGTACAGAAGGCGTTCTGTGCCATTTACCATAGCAGCACCCGTTACAGCTACGTTAATAGGGTTCACGACATTCACTCCCGTAACCGAGCAACAGGTGTCGGCTCCTACTGTTGAAACTGTGCTGTTTGCCGGGACCGCAATCTGTACCGGTAGAGCACTTCCGGCTGTGGGGACTACTTGCCTTATCTTAAGAAGGATAAGACCCTCACACGGAAGGGCGATCCAAGCCCGTGGGTTAATACCGAAGATTGTATTTGTCGTACTGACAATAACATTCTTCGTAACCATCTCATACAACGATCCTATTTTAGAAACACAAGCCATATTAGCCTCCTCTCTTAATAAAATCAGACAGCAGCGTTGTTATTGCAACATCCGTTGTTACATCCACATCCGTTATTGCAGTAACCTCCTCCGAATACCTGTCCCCAAGAATAAGCCTGGTAAGGAGAACAAGAGGGGTAGGCTGGGACGGCCGTCGGGCGTAATTGACCAACGATATTCTGGGTTTGTTGCTGAGATAATGCCGAAGCTGTCAAAGCCGCTTTTTCTTCACGAAGTTGAGCAATAGTGTTCTGCATCTCCCTCATTTCCAACTGACAGAATTTGTCGTTGATCATAACGGTTTGAGCGTCAAGTTTCGCAGACAAGATATTGAATTGGCTTGTAGCTTGCTCACGATTGTTAGCCAGACCTTGGTTGAGACCGTTCTGCAAGATATTGGTTTGTTCCAACGTGCGAAGCTGGTTATCAAAACCTTGCTGAGTAATCATTCCCTGAGTCTGGCAAGTGCTTTGATTGATCAACGAACTCAGATTGCAGCAGCAAGAGCTGATTTGATTTCCTATTTCACAACCTTGTTGTTGAACTGCGTTGATAACAGCCTGAGAAGTCATACCTACCTGACCAGCTACTTTATCAATAGCACCCTGTACGTTGCAGATAGCGTTCTGAAGTTGAGTAGTAGAACAGTTCAAAGCAGAAGCGATCTGATCTATGGCACTACGATTACCTTGAATTGCCTGCATCAAAAGTTCACGACCGTAATCGTTATTCAACTGAGCCGGCAAACCATTGGCGCAACAATCACCACCATTTCCAAAACCGTTACCGAAGCCGCGTCCACCCCACAGCCAGAACAAAACAATTATCCAGAGCCACCAACCGTTAGCCCCACCGAAACCGTCCTGGTTGTTACGACCGTTCATCAAAGCCGCTACCAGATTCGGATCCATTTTATTACCACCTATCAAATTAGCAAACATGCCGGGAATCATTGAAAGAAGACCATTAGTGGCTGCACCACCACCGTTAGCCCCGGCTCCATCTAAAAGGACGATTTTATCACCACCCATAATTTTATAGTATTTAATTGTTAAACATACGTGCATGAAGCACGTAACAAAGATCATGATTGCAGGGTGGAATACAGGTGTGTTTATTTCCTATAGAAGAGAAGTATTTTCAGCAAAAACGGAAGTATAATACACAATAATTAATTTTCCCCATTTAAGGTGAAAAACTGATAATCAGAAACTTACGCTTTTCCCATTTTGGGTAAAGCGCTGTAAATCAAACCAGGGCCCGCATCACTGCGAGCCCTGATCTCTAAACTAATACCATGAAAAAACTTAAATCTAAAAACTAAAGAACACACAAATGTAGGTGATTATATACCACTTTACGCCAAAATCGTAAAGTAATACACATTTATACGGAAATCCGTACTGGGTTCCACCAAAACCCTCTACCTTCTGGTAACATCGTTACATCAAAGGATTCTTTTTCTGATTTTCTAATGATGTTAAAAGCACCATTGATATCAGCATTGATGATCTTACCAAACGAGGTTTTAAACAATCCTCGTTTGGTCCTTCTTCCTTTGTAAGATTCATGTTTACAAATCCGTTCATTATCCAAAAAGCTACATTTTGAAGTATAAGATTCTTCAACGATCTTAACATTAATACCTTCTAATGTTGCTTTATAAGATATCATTGAGATAAACACATTAAAAGGAATAGATACAAAGTTCTGATTATTACGCTTTCCGATATTGATCTCTTGTTTCCAGCATTTGTTATGACCGATTATGATCGTATTAATGCCATTGGAAACTACGTGATTAATCAATATCCTACTTGCCTTATGAAGATAGTCTTTGATCTTGTTATTCCTTTTATTGGTTAATGACCTGATTTGTTTTGAAACCTGTTTATTATCTTTTAATTTAGATTTTAAGAATGCTAATCTTTTGTTATAATACTGGTTGATAGACTTTAGCGGTCTACCATTGATGATAAAACAAGAACCGTTGTTAGAAACACAAGATGCTAAATTATCTAATCCTATGTCGATACCAAGATAGTTTCCATTATCTGACATAAGATCCTTTTCCTTCTTATTGTAAACTATTTCAAGAATAATGTACCCATTCTTAGGAATGAATCTAAGTTGTTGGATATTTTGTTTATTGGTTCTTGTTGTAAAGGAAAACTGTTTTGGTAACTTAACAATGCCTTGTTTTATCCATTTTTGAGAAAAAGCATTTGTTGCAAAAACAGCAGGAAACAAACCATCCTTGTTGAGATACTTTGGCATTCTTACTTCCTCATAATACTCACCTCTATTCTTTTTATTTAAAAGATTGAAGAACGATTTAAAGTTTCTATCAACCATCATCAACACTTGTTGAGCAACCGGTACTGGTAAAGCACGATAGTCGACATCGTTTTCTATTCTTAGTTTCTTTTCGAGAGAATAGTAGTTAAGGTATTTATACTTTACAGTATTATCATCTTTATATTGAAAATAGTGTTGCCTAACAACATACAATCCTTTATTGTATAAGTTTTTACACTTATGCAATAGGTCATAAAGTTCATTGTAATAGACAGAACTTGGCTTGATCGTATGTTGTTCAACTAATCTCATGGCACAAATGTATGAAAATGTACGCTTTTCACAAAGAATCTGTATCCTGTTCTTTTGTGTGATTCAAGACATGGGATATAGTTCTGATACTTAATCCGGTTTGATTTCGTATCAGATTATAAATATAGGATTTTGAAACTACAGTTCTTAATTGACCTAAATCATTCATAATGTCTTTATACATAAGATGAATGCTGTTGTTACGTTTGATGGTACTGATTCTCATTTCCTACCGTTATTAGTTACGTTCTGTTCTTACCTTCCCTATTTTCTATAATCCCTTCCTGAAACTAATATTGCAAACTTAATAAAAATAATTCATAAACAACGAAAATCTAACTTTTCTTGTATGTTATTGATATACGTGCATATATAAGAAAAGTGAGACTTTCACAAGCCTCACTTCCCAAATTATAACTATGAAAAAACTATATTATATATATACAAAAATTATTTGCATTCTAATTTGTTAAGATCATCCAATTCAGACTTGCTTATGGTCATATCTTGCGTCAAGCCAGATCTGTTTTGGTATGGAGCGTAATCGGTTTCTACTGTCTTAGCCTTCTGGGTAGAATCGTATTTCACCTCCGATTCGGTCCCTGTCAGATTTTGGTAGATAGAGCCGGAACTACTTTCGCTTACTTTAGACCATATCTTATTACCTACTCTTATAAAATTATCATAAATACCTTCGGCTGTTATAACACCATCTTGCTCTACGATATTAGGGCCAGATTTTTCTTTTAACAGATACGGGTGCCTGGTGTAAAAATAGTGTTCAAAATCATTCTCGGCATACGAAGAGTCATACCTATCCAAATAAAACAATTTTGATAAGAAAGGATCGGTGCTGGTCATGCTATAATCAAACAACATCAACCTGTCTTTTCCAGATAAAGATAATTCTATTGATTTCAAAATATCAGGATCATCAGAAATAAGACCCAAAGATGGACCAGGTTTGAAGTCAAGATACTTATAGGCATTATCATATAATTTTGTTTTATGGAGTTTGTTGTCAAGGTAAGATTGGTATAAATCGAATAAGGATAATGGGTTTTCGCTATCTTGTTTTTTGTTCATGTACCGACTAAATTCCCGATCCACGTCCACGTAAGGGACGCTGGGTGCCGCCGGGTGCCCAAACGCCAGCCTGGTCATTATCATGTCCTCTGTGTTCTGAGAATCCATGAACGATCTGACGTATTTTTTAATGGAATCCATGAGCGTATTATCATCTATGTTCCATACTCTTTCTTTATCCAAAACGCCGTTATTAAAACAAGATTCAGGATATATTTTAGCAGGAAAGTGAGTTAGGTTGTGCTTGGCTAACATCGTTGATATTTGATACATCTCGTTAAGATCATCTTTGCTGATCCTTTGATATAGAATATCACTTATCTTAAGTAACGAATGTTTTTCATATGCCTCTACTGGATCTATATTAGATTCAGAATAAACAATATTCAAATTATCCAAATTATCAGATAGTAGCCTAATATTATGATCTGTACTATCACCAAGAATATCATCGATAGAAGACGCCAACGTAGGAGCATAATTTACATCATTGTGCCTGGCCACATAAATATCAAGATCCAGCATCAAATTATCTATCTTATTCAAAGATTCTTCTGTGCCATCATAAGTTTCTGACGCCCCTATTATATCTATGCCAAACCACGTACAAGCCTCTTCTATATCCCATATCATGCTTCTTAAATCAGATTCGGTGTCGGCATTAACCCTATTTAAATAAGCTGATATACGAGCTCTTAAGAACTCTATTTTGCCAGGATTGTAATAAGACAGATCTTGTAACTTAGATAAAGACCTTCTCTTGCCTTCTACCACATCATCGCCCTCTATGTTTATTACCGGGATTTTCTTCATAGATGAAAACTCATCAAACATAGATTCGGCAAATTTTTTATCAGAAACAAATTTCTCAACCAGTTCAGGATATGAGTTTCTCAACGATTCAAAAGCAGATGAAAATTCAGAAGCGTTCTTTATGCCGCCTACGGTATTGCGCATAGCCCAATAAAGCTCAGAAGGATTATATGGTACTTTTTTACCAAACTGGTTAAACACCCCCTCCTTGTAAACAATAGGACCATACTGATAGTCAACAGACATAAAATAATTATCTTTTTCCCTATCATGTTCGTTATTGGAATAATCCAATAACTTCCTCATGGATGTCGAAACTTCATTAAGAACAGAAGGATCAGATAAGATTCTACTTATCTCTGTTTCATTATACAAGCCTGATCTTCTTAAATTCTGCTCATTCAGTATCAAACTACCATCTACATAAAAATAATGAAGAATGATGTTGGATAATGATGGTGCCGTATAAACACCATAGGTAGATAAAAGAAAATCTCTTACATCCTTAACATCCTGATCCGTTAGAGGATCGGCAAAATAAGTTTGACGCTTCATATACGACAGCACGTCTTCTAAAAGAGGTTCACCATTGGAATCGGTATTAAACATCTCCCCTGGAGCCGGGTTATTCCAATGACCGTAATACGACAAAAAATCAGGAGTGTAAGCCTTAGCCCATACCTGAAGAGCTCGCTCGCTATTTCCCAATAATTTTAAGGCACTTTCGTAAAGAACGGAAGGCTCCCCGTTAGGAGCCTCAACCCGTTCTACAATATTATTCCTTTTTTCTATCTGACATTTTAATCCCATTTCTTTTTTTTCCACAAATATAATCAACAATCTTTATTCAGCTCACTATTTGAATCCGAATTATCAGAACCTTCTACAAGATTCTTATTCCTATCTATCTCTTCCTGGCTCATGTTGCTCATCATATTTTGTATTTTTCTACCAGATTGAGACAAAGAGCGGATGAATGCACTGGAACTTATCTTAACTCCAAGATCCGGTTTTGCCCTAAACGCTTCGCCGGTACTGATATTATACAAATCATACACACCTGAGTTCATATAGAATTTGTATATCCAGTTTCCACCAGCTTTTTTGTACCCTAATTTGGTTAGCTCAGTTACACTCATACCAAATTTAATGCCATTACGACCCATTATCTTCTCTGGTATCTGTTCTACCTTAGCCGGAACAGATGTATATGCTTCATCGCCGCCGTACAGGAAATAAGGGGTTGTTACCCTTGATATGTGAGTAAGCGGCTCTTCGGATATACGAGGTTCGTTTTTTGCAGTCTTAGATTCTTTCCTTGGATTGGATATTCTAATAAAAGGATCGTATGTTAAAAAGGTTAAGCCGTATTCTACTTTATAACCTGATACGCCGTTAAGATCCCTTATAGCCTTAGTCGTATGCGAGTGGTTGATGGTGTCTATCCCGTACCTTGATTCCATATCGGTCATAATGCTATTAACCTCATCTCCCTCTACATAAACCTCTTCTCCTTCCGGAATAGAGGTTATGCCGGCAGCCCTTCTAAGTAGCCATAAAGTAACTTCAGCAATATCAGAGAACTTATCTCCGTTCTTCCTATAGTTATCTACTCTTCCTTCTTCAGATCCAGGTAATTCGACATTTCCTTCAACTTCGACATTTGTTCTGGATTGTCCTTTGCCTTCTCCATCTCCCTTTTTATCGCCATCTTCCTCAGTGCGTACTGCACCGCCTTCTGCACTTCCTTCTTTTCCATTATTTAAAATATTATCTGATTCTGACTCTATAGACTCCACAACAGCATCATACTCTGGAATGCCACTAAGGAAATCTGCTACGTTATTCAAAAACTCTATTTTTTCCTCGTTTGTCATATCAAGGCTTTCCATAGGCTCCCATATGGCAGGCAAGTTATTTGATTCTATTGCAGTAGAAACATCTTCTACAGTTTGATTATCTACCGTAGGCAAAACTTCAGAAACCAAACTATTGATGTCAGATTCCATTTTTTCTACTTCCTCTTTTGTGCCATATTCTTTTAGGGTATCCATACCATTGACTCTAAGAGAATAATTCAAAGCCTTGCTTGGAACAAAATTAATATATTTCAAAAAGTTTTTCAACTCTGATATAATTTGTTCGTCAGATCTTGGCCCAACATAATCCGCTACTACCTGATCCGTTTGAGAACGAAGCCAAGAAACGTATTCATCTAAGGTCTTACCTCCCTTTTTAGAAGGAGTGGATATTTTATCACCTACTGTTCCTTTAGGTTCTAATCCCATTTCCTCCTTAAGACTTTTTGGATTACCTCTATCACGAAGAAACCTCAAATCGCCTCCTACAATCTTCCTTGCTATAAAATCAAAAATATTAGCATAAGGCGGCAATCCTTCTTTTTCTATATGAGATTCTATTTCGTTTAACATAAGAGAGAAGTTTTTCCTGGAGGTACGCTTCTTGCCAGGTAAAGACTGCGCAGCTTGTGCCGCAGGAGCCGGCTGAGTTGATGGCGTCGGCTGAGTCGCCTGGACAGGCTCTTCCTCTGGCATTTCCTCTTCGTAAATATCCACATCTTCCTTGGAAGTAACGGTCTTACCCTCATCGGAGAAAGGGAGATCATCTTCTATAAGTGATTTAGGTCTGGAAGATGATTTACCAAACTGAATCCTGATCTTAGGAGCAACAAACATCTCACCTTCGAAATCTATTCCAGATTCTACCTCAGACGTCACAATGTCTTTCACACTCCTACTTTCATCTTCTACCCACTTAACAACATCAGGAACTGTAGATAATTTTTCTATAGCCTCACGAGCTTTTCTAAGACCTGAAATAGGATTCAAATACGATACTTGATACGAAGCTGGATCAAGACCTAACTTGGTCAGATACGCATTAAGATCTTGTATGTCATCTTGACCCATCTGTAACAATTCAGAGTCACCGGATTCAAGCAGCATATCTATAAAAGAAATCCATTTCTTTCCTTCCTCTGATTCCACAGAACGTAGACTAACCGGGAAAAGATAATTAAGACCGTTTTTGCCTTTGATGACAACTACCGGGACTCTTACATTTTTGTAAGAGTTTCCTTTGTCATTTAATATAGAATAAGCAAATGGGAAACCTGTGTATTTAGAGCCGTTCTTAAGCACGACTTTGCCATTTAATACATATCCGACATCAGATACTTTTTCAGCACCTTTTTCGGTAATAGGGAGATTTTCTACCTGACCATATCCTTGACCGTTTACTCTCATGTTAAACACCGGTCTTCCGGGAAGGGTCTGGGCAACAACATGCGTGCCGACGCCGATGGTAGCCGACCGGCCGGCGTCCTTCTTCCACTTGTTAAAAGCCGTTCTTCTTATTTTACTTATACCATCTATGCCTCCTGTATCAGCTTTTACGACAGAAACGAATCTGTTCCCACTCATGACCTTGATAACCATATTGGATACCAGCTTATTTTCGGCAGATTCTATTCTTTTTTTATCGCCGGACTGAACAGCATCATTGTATTCGGCAAAAAGAGACTGATTATAGGTATCATTTACATCTATTTCGAGATTAACCTTATCTCCTTTTTTCAAAGAAGATAATGCTTCCTGATCTATTTTATCTACCTCATTCTCTCCGAATCCGACACCTGTTCTGTACGGAACCAACTCATCTGAATCAAGACGCTTATAAACCAAAGAATAGGAATTACCCACGTCCTGAATAGACACATCTGTGTAACGGTTAAGAACGCGAGCCGATTCTTTGTCTATAGACCATCTCGCATGATAAGGCAGTTCAATTATAGTAGCCGTTTCCCCACCTATGTTAAGAGAATACCTTTTAGTGCCATTAGCGTTCGCTTCAGAGCTTATTTGAATAGAAACCAATGATTTTATAGAAGATATAAATTTATCAGCTCTAAGACCTGCAATTTCATACCTTTCATTTCCATCGTTGGATATTCTTCTAACCATCAACGTCTCTGGATTCTGGGCGCTATCTATGTTAGCTCCCGGTGTATTATCAGATTCGTCTAATTCATTTACAAGAGAATCTATATTGATATCATCCTCTCCAAAATTACTTAACGTGGATTCGGAAATACGACCTTTATCAATAATCCTGTTTTGTTCGATATAAGGAAGGAGATCTGTGATATTTCCAACTTGGCCAAGATCTTCTATGGTAAATACCGAATCGGCAAGCTTATCTTCGTCAACTTTCTCCCCTTTGTCCCGTCTGTTCATTATATCCACATACGAAGAAATAGCATCATCAAGTTCCTGCCTTTGATCTGGTTCCAAATTTGATTTAGCCATATCAATAACGGTCTTGTTTTCCTCATACACAGATCTTGGACTTGTGAGACTATCAGCCCTTTCGGATAATGATTTTATGAGATTAATAGGACTGTCACCTAAAGACGACACATAATCATCAAAATCTTGTTTGTGTTTATCATACACATCTTTTTCCCTTGCAGTAAGAAGATCAGCATTCCCTGTATATAATTTATCAATTATAGACTGCCTTACTACCGGAACCATAATAGGATTATCCATAGCAGCCTCATAATCTTCATCTGATACAGACTCCGTAAGCGGCGACTCTTTTATATTATCTTCCGCTTCCTTCATCCTATCTTCTCTTACTTTATCAAGAGCATGCATAAATGCTTTGATAGTCCAAGCTTCGTCTTCCGAAATCTTACCTTCTGACACAGCTTGATCTACTACCTCATCAGTGTCATATTCACCGACTTTATTAGGCTCTGCAAAATCAGGAACCTTGTCATCCCCCTTATAAGGAGTAGACCATAGAGAAGACAGCGCTTTTGAAAATCCCCTGTTTTCCTCAGCTAAGAATCTTTTATCAAGCATCTTAGACAAGAAATTATTCATATTCCTATAATCCATCAAACTCCTGCGGTATTCATTTACCAAGGATCTCATGGCTTTATCTTTGGCTGTAAACTTCTTTTCCTGTCTTGATTTTACATTAAAATAATCATCAAAAGCCACAAGCGTATCATAAGCTTCTATTACATCTTGTGAACTTATGGGAGAAAGAGGAGATGATAAAACAGATTCGGTTTTACCTACCAACTCTTCTATCGAAAACTCTTTTCCTATTAACGTTGATAACTCAGACAACGAATTATTGTAATTGGTTCTAAGATCTTCCAATTCTTTGGTTTTTCGCTGTATGGACTCAGCTTGTGGGTCTCTCCCTTCTACGTTACGAGGACGAGTGGCAAGATCTTCTATTTCGGATTCAAGTTCTTCTATTCTTGACCGTATTCCACGGATAGCCATAGCCCGCTCCCTCACCCTTCCCGACAGCCGGGAGAACGTACTTAGCGCATCCGCCACACGAGGCTGTCCCGAAAGCGTCTCTATGACAGAAGCTATGTCTTTCATCCTTGATTCTGATTGAAGACCAAGGAAAGCATTACGAGCCACGTATTTCCTAAACTCAATCTTAGAGTCATCACCTATAAGATCTTCGGCAAAACTCTGGGCAGATCTGAAATCAGAAAGACGATTGTTGTAATTATCAATAATAGAATCCTTGTATTTCTTTGCCTCTTCCAAAGACATTCCGTTAGCTTCGGCTATTTCTGAAATAGGCATCATATCAATCATCTGCCTGAAATTTTCAGCCGAATCCTCTAAGGTTCCCATTTGGTTGTCAATAGACATCTTTTCAAACATAGCATCATCAAGCTCCTTGCCGGTCATAGACTGAGCATCGGAACGAACTTGAGGCCCTAAACTCATTGACTTTTTCAACGTATTCAAAGCCGCCGTATTAAGATTAGAAGATGCTTTGTTATATTCATTTACTTGCCTTTCCAGCAATATCCGACTATTACTATACTCTTTCACTCCAAAGAAGCCTTCCCTCATACCGAACAAAGAACCGATAATAGCACCGATTCCTATTTCAGTCCACCCTTCTTTAGATGTATATTGCTTTTTAAATCCTTCAGAAATAGCATCAAGAACATCGACGGCTCCGTTCATAGCCACATTGTCATATCTTGACTTAACATATTCTTCAGCCGTATTCTGTACAGCACCTTGAGACCCTTCTTCCCATAAGCCTTCGGACACAGGTCTTTTCATGATATTGAAAACATTACCAGCTATCTTCTGCCCTATATTGGGATTAGTTATTTTAATAGCCATCTCTCCCGGCTTCGCAACTTCCGTCCCTAATCCGAATAAATGCTTGTTGAGCTTCTTTTCCAACCCTGGTATAGCCTTGCCTCCTAAACCTATATACTTGCCAAAAAGAAGCCAGTTAGATAATCCTACTATACCCATATTGGCAGCAAATATCGCACTACCCACATCAGCATTAGAATTACGAAAAACAGCCATTTCCTCAGCATTAGGATCACGACCATAAATTTTACGATAATAATCCTTGAAGTCGGATTCGGATTGTTTCATAAAAGAATTTGCTTCAACCGATGACTCAAAGCCGGCACTGGTAGCCAACAACGTCATGGTCTTAGCAGCCTCTCCTACATTCCTCCCGGTAGCAACTCCTTTCCTTACATAGTCGTTAAACACACTTTTGAGACTTCCTATACCTCTGTTGGCAGCTTGTCTTGCTGCCAGCTTGGTTCCGACTCTTCCACCTAATTTGGCACCTATGTTACCTAATGAGCCAACTCCCAGTCCTCCGGTCATGTATGCTGATATCATGGCTCCTACGGTAAAAGACATTCCGTTACCAAGGACGTCATTCCATAAAAAATTACCGGTATCCTTGAAAAGCTTCTGACCAAAATTGTAATCTTCTACCTCCTTCTTGTAATAATGTGGAAGAAGCATGTCTATTCGCTGATCAAGATCACCAACAAACTTATCCATGTTCGTATTCAAAGCTGCCTTATAACTTCCCTCTGAAGCCATATTAATAAGCTTGTCGGGTAATGATATAGTTCCCTGGGCCCCATACAATGCAGACTTTAAGGCAAATTTACCTACACCATTCCAAAACTTACTCCAACCACTTTGCCTTCTGGCATAATAATCCTCATTGTTTATACCTGGGATATAATTGGGATATTTTGTGCGCCATACCCCATCATTACCCATCTGATGACTTTCACGGATACTTACCTTCGGCCCATAGGGATTAAGAGGCGGCGGGGCGGGTGTAGCCCCCCTGTAGCTGTTGCGGGCCAGTGCCTCTGAGTAGCTGTTGCTTATCTCCTTGGCTATATACGGTTCTTCATACTGGGCAGCAGCTATCCTTGATGCATAATCTGGAAATTCAGGTTGAGCATACACGCCCTCTCCCGGCATATAATTAGGAACCAGAGGCGTTGTCGTCTCTGGTAATGTAGCCGGAGTGTAATTTTCTTCTTCGGCTAATTTCCTTTGCCTTGCCACATCTTCGTAAGTGGTTTTAGCAGCAGGATTATATCTATTTACATTACTGTCTGTTGCCATAAAGCTTTTGCAAAAAATCGTTCAACTTACTAAACTTATCGTTATTGTTGGGCGTAATATCCATCCCTCTCATATATGGATCCCTCATCTGATCAAGACGCTCCTGAACAGCTTCCTTCACGTATTTTACAAAGAAATACTGAGGACACTTCTGGTGAATGTTATTCCAGTAATCCGCATACTCATCATTACCTGGATCCAAAGGAACAAAATCCGAGAATAACAATGCAGGATTTTTAGAATTTTTAGTCCTTTTGTCATAGAAATTGACCGCTACCTCTCTCGAACCCCTATCATCCATTCCTTCCAACTGAACTGATATGTTATCAGACATGTCAATAAAATTATCAACAAGGGTTTTAACAACATTCATTTCTTCTGGCTTAAGGTAAGAACCATGTATTTTTACTATATCATAAAGATCATTCTTGACATCAGCCTTAGAAGCCAAACGAGGAAGACCATTACGTATAAGATACTTATCATAAGAATAACCTTCCTTCTTTCCGGTATCTACAAAATCACAGGTTCCAAAACTTGATTTGTAACCATCTACCGGATAATTGCGCTCCTCAACAGAAGGATCTATACCTGCCTTAAGAAGTTCATCATCCGTAATCTCTATCCTTTCTGTAACATAAGAGTTTTTACCGGATCCTACTTGAGCAGTCAAGAATCTTCTGACAGTGCCATTATCTATCTCGGCATCCATATTAATGGCATTAATAGCAGTAGGATCCAGATTGTTTACCTTTCCTGCCATGTAGCCAGACAATCTTCTAAACTGAGCCTTCTGCAAAGACTTTTCTGGTGAATCGGCATTCCAATTGTATCTTTTGTAAGAATCAAGGTAATGATACTGAGATAACTTATCAGAAATCTGATCAGGTGACACGGACATTTTTATTTCATCCTGCATCTGACCTGATATCATATCAGATACTCTACCATTTCTCTCAGCATACCTTAGCTGGGTAATAGTTAACGGTTCACCTTCCTGATAATCTTTTAAATCTATATCACCGTCCTTATCTATGGTCATATAATCAGATATATTAAAATCAGGATCGCCATTGAGTTTCTTCATCCCATTAATAAGAGCCAACGTACCGGTAGAAGAACCGTTATCCTCGCTTGTAATAGCATCAGATATGCTTTTCCCCAACTTACCGGCACTCACCTTAGTTCCTAATGACGGAAATATAGCACTAAGAATATCTATTCCTCTTGAAGGGTCCATCATGTATTCTCTAAACCCTACGGCATCAGATACACCAGTTGTTATGGCTGTGGCGAGTAGGAAAGCTCCAGCCTTATCATCTGTATCGGTAAGATTCATAAAAGAATTTCCTTTCATGAACTTAGCATCACGAACTTTCCTGATAATATCCTTATTTTTTTCAGTAACTATATTATATATCTGATAATCAGTTATATTGTTTATAGCCTTCGAAGCTCCATTTGCCTTAGAATCAGAAACCAATAAAGCGTCATAAGCTTCCGACAATCTGTTATTGCCTTGTCCGAAATATCCGTTTTTCTGACCTCCATTATTTTTTAAATACGAATACACTCGTTCTTCAGGAGTCATATTAGCATACAATCCTGGGTCAGTCTTTTCTTCTTCGTATGATGCTGCGACGATATTGCTTCTGTCTGTAGGAGATAATGAATTATATAGTTTCAATAAATTTGCTCTACGCTCTGTGGAAGAAGATGTGAGTTGTTCATAAGGGATATTAGCCAAATTAACAGATCCTATCTTACCCGTTCCAGAATTGATAGCCATAGGCCCGTCCATAGGAGCCATCGGCACTCCTACACCGCCTGCTCCTCTTGTGCCTCCGGATGAGCTTTCAGTGCCCATCTTGGAACCGTAAGTACGCATGTATTCGGTTTCAATCTTAGCCTGAGCAAGCTGCTCATTCGCCAATGATATTTCAACCATAGACTTGGCATTGTCAGTCAAAAACTTTTGCTGAGCCCTATCCTCTGCCAACCTTGCAAAATAAAGATCATCTTTCTTCCTTTCAAAACTTGTATTGTCGTATCTCCATGCATCAGTCATCTTATCGAAAAGATTATTGGTGACAACAAAATTAGCAGCAGCTACCGGATCTGACGAAGCTATTATCATATCTGCCTCCCTCTTGGCTTCGGCTTTCTGATTTTTAGCTTCCTGTATCTGACTATCGATACGATCAATAATATCCTTATTATCCCCTACTGATTTCTTTTTTGCTTCCAATGCTCCTATATGCCTATCGTATCTTTCGACATAAGATCCAATGTATTGGCTAACCAAATCCGGATTACTGAATACTGGATTGGTAGCTGCCATGTATGATGCTTCTATTCTCATCTGATTCCTCATGTTTTCAGATAAGTTAGCAGACACGAAATTCCTTATCTGGGAATCAGTAAGTTCATCTACGTTGACTTCTATAATTCCACCAGTAGGTTTACCCTCTACATCATATTCTGTAGTCTGAATCTTCCTTCCTTTATTGTTTTCCCTAAAGTCACTAACCAATTTATTTATTTCCTTAGTATAATCAATATAAGGAGAATAATGAAGACCTCCAAGCCTCGATCCGGCTTTACCATCTGATCGCCATTTATAATAAGGATCCAAAGCATGCCATTCATTAATAGGAGAATAAAGTTCAGGATGATTCTGTTTTATAGATTCTATTTCCTTCATAACCCTCTTACCTTCTTTGGTGCCGGCAATCGCGTTAATAACCGTATCATCCAACACCGAACTTATTTCTCCTTGTATGGCTCTCGTAACACCATCAGAAGAAAGATCCACGCCTTTGAATTTTTGATTGATGTTAGCAATCACACCTGACATCTTATCTTCCATATAAGCACGGGCTTCAGGCTTATCTATCTCTTGACCCATAAGATAATCTACCTGGGTATAGATCTTTTCACGAGCAGCATCAACCTTCTGCTGTTTGTACATCATGACGTCCTTAACAAGATCTATGTTGTAAGGACTAACATACGGGGCATATTGCCTTAAAATACTATATTGTGAAGCCATCAGCTATTTCTCCTTCTCTTTTTATATTTATCTTCTTCATCATCCTCCAAGCTCTTCAAATAAGGTGTAGAATAATCACCCATATTCATCACATCCTGATTGCCTTGAACGTAAATAATTTGACCACTTGGAAGCATTCTCATATTAGGAGCTATGGAAGCTATGGTATTTAATGAAGTTCGAACATTAAACTTATTCTGTATCTCGCTGTTTATGCTGTCATAATAACGAGCAAGATTTTCATCCCTTATAGCCATAGCCTTCAATAACCCAGATTCATAACGTTGCCTTTCCGCTATGTTCTTATCGTCTGTCTGAACATAAGCCATTTCGTTAAATCTATCAGCTTCGTTTATTTGCCTTGCGTTATTGAAATTTACTTCGTTAATGTACTTGGCTATATTGCTTCCAGCTATGGCGTTCATATTAGCCAGAATAGCGGAACGCTGGGAGTCGGGCACGTCACCTATTGTGTCCAACTGAGCCGATGTCGCACGGTTGAGCTCGTTGATATACTGATCAGCAGATTGAAGAACCGGGTCTATTCTCGGAGCCTGATGTCTTTCCAGGCCTTCTATCTCCAAGCCAGTGTCAAGGGTTCTTAGCATTTCCGGGAAGATAGGACCGAACGCCGCCGGTCTGCCCTGTCCTTTAGGTCCGTTGTCTTCAACCACCTCCTCTGTATCGGTGTCGGTTGCAGTCGCAGGCGTACTTGCTTTCGGTTTTACCTCTATCCTTCCAGGAGATCCAATCTTAGGCGGTGTAAGGTCTGGTGCTATGGGACCGGCCTCAATAGGCTTCATTTCTGGTTTAACAGACTCAAGAACGAAGTCTATTTCCGGCATTAACCCACTATCTCTTAAAGCAACAAACTTATTATAATCGGAGCCCAGAATCTTCTTAGCGGCATCAGATTTATCACCAAATAAGTCAACATAATTCTTTATCCCTTTTTCGTTTAACAATCTTTTTTGCTCTGCCGAAACAACGTCCAATCCATAATAAGAACGGGTGGCTGTTGTCTGACCAAACTTATCATCTACGGCAAATGAATTATAAGCCTGATTACCTCCGTAGCTTCCGGCATCCTGGCCCCAGAATCCGTACTCATCTCTGAATTTCTTGGCTGCATCAGCATTCGTGATAGCACCTACATCAGCTAACGCCCACAATGCATTTAATTGCCTGTTGTATCCTTTCTGGAAACCTTCTGTATCAAAATCACCATCCGTATTGTACTTGTTAGCCCATCGGTTTATGTCGAGCAAATTAGATACCGCCTTATCATTTACCCTGCCGTATCCTAAATTGCTTCTATGTTGGAGATTCTGGTTGGCATTGACACTGGAATCAGGATTAAGAATCTGCTCACGACCACTAACATCAGATACAGTCATATTAAGAGTTCGTCCAAATAACTGATTGATAAGCTTATTGTAGCCGATAGCATTCTTTCTAAATTCCTCCAGCTCCTTCTGAGTAGGTCCACCTTCAGCCATTTTCCTGGTTTGCTTAACATACTCGTCATATATCCAGTTCTTAGCATCTGATTCTGCAATATTAAAAGCCTTAGCTTGTTTCTTTACCTGATTCAGATCAACAACCCCGCCATCCCTGAAAAAAGCATCCATCTTCTCGTTACGCTTAGATTCTTCCTGTTTGCCATAAACGATTTCAGCGAAAGAACGAAATTGTGCTTCAAGCTCGTCTATCTCTTTCTGGTTTTCATTGACGTACTTGGAAAGAATAGAAGCATTAAGATTAGATGTGTTTTTGTCTTTTACATCTTCATTTTTCTCTAATCTCTTATATACACGCTCCTGATCTTCGTACTTATCAGACAAACCAATCTTCTTCTTATATCGATCAAGGAGTGTAGCATACGTATCTTTTGACGTTGCCTTAATACCATAATTTTCTCTAACGTAAGAGGCAAACTCATCATCTATCTTACGATAATCGGAAACAATATAAGCCTCTGGCAAATCAACCGGAGTGCCACCATTTTCATGTCTGTTCCCTTTGGCTTCCATAGGCCCTACGGAGTCAGGAGTCAGCACGTACTCGCCTTTCTCTATCTCTACATTCGCAGCATCTTCCATAGACTTGGGAAGAGGATAAATATATTCGCCGGTCATATCAGACGTATCCATCTTCTGACCGTTACCTAAATTCACGCCACCACCTTCACGTTCCCACTTGATGAATTGCTGACGACGCTCCTTGGCAAGTTTTTCCCTCGCTGCCTGCTCGTCTCTGCTGGCTGCATACGCAGCAGATGAAGCTCCCATGATATTACGGGTAAGACCTAATCCTAAACTAACACCAGACAAGGCAGCTTGAGCCACATTAGCACCGACCTTATTACCGGCTCTTATCCGGCCAAGACTTGTACCGAACATTTGAGCTCTGCCGGTTAGATCGGGTGAATAATATGGGGTAGTCATAGGATCAAGAGGATTACCATCTTGGGAACGTTTTTCTTTAGAGGAATCAGCATCAACACCACCTACATTCATTGTATTATCAACGACTGATTTCTCTACGTTTTTAACCATACCCCTATTATCAGCGAGATATCCTGCATATCCTGCATCATTGTTTTCAAAAAACGGATCGGATGTAGGCATACTACTAAATGGATTTATCTCCCCCTCCTCTGTTTCTAAAATCACATCAGAAGGCATATATATATTCTGAATATCAGATTCACCCCATTTATTAACAGGCGTTCCATAATCAAGAATAGGCTGAGTAGAGGATACATTAATATCCTGTTTCTTATCCTGAACACTACCGCCAGGAGCGAATATCGGACGATTTTTTATGATTCGTAATTTCATACTATCTTTTTTCACAAAGATAAGAGAAACGAACGAGAAAATCCAACGTTATGGGATACGTTTAAAAATCAATCATGTACGGCAGACAAACCGCCCGAATCAGGGTCGTACTTAAGACCGCATGCCCGGCGATAGTTCTTAAGCGCTCTCTTGTACAAAAACAGCACTGTCTTGGAAACTATTTTCTTCATAGATTTGGTTAAAACCTCTTCTGTTGAAACAGACATCAGACAGCTATTCAAAAACGACCTGACATTGGAACCGAACAAGATCTTCACCATTTTTCTAAACGTTCTAAAAAGATATGATGCAGAAAGAGACTTTAACCCATTGCGAACCAGTCTCTTATTCAAATACGAAACAGCCTTGTCAGATAGACATATCCTATTCTTTCCTTCGCTGTCTACCTCTGACGAGAACCACGAATATAAGGTGGTAGAATGTTTCTTTAAATGGTTGATAAAGGAAGTTATAATCCTCTCTTTTAAAGCCCTTTTATGGGCTACACATGCGGCAATCTTCTCTTCTCTTTTCAAAGAGCTGTCAAGGCATCTAAACACCGTCCTATCGTCTCCAATGAAATACTGAGGGCATTCTTCTTTAAACTTAGCTCTATAGGCGGCATATCCCTCCTTACGGAGCACATCTATCTGAGACCGGATATAGAACCTTACGCACTTTTCTTCAGCCTCTTGCACGCTTTTAAAATAAGGAACTGACTTTCTTCCATATCGAAGATAGTCATAAACCATAGCCTCAATAAAGTCATTGTACGGGAAAAATCTTCCAAAGCCAAAGTTCCAAACTATGAAACATCGCACTCTATCTTTCCAGTAATCAGATATGATAAAATTACTACAATATCTCAACTTCCTGTCTTTCTGATAGAAATGATGAGTATGTTTGTCATAAAATAGATTAAAATATCTCAAATTGCCTAAACACTGACCGGCTGGACGGCGTACTACATTGTACCCTAAGTTGCTGAAGCTATTGTATATAACTTCTATCGGAGAGACCTGCTCTTTCTTAAAGAGCTTGTCGTGTAACTTGTGAGGATCTGTTATTTCTTTTAACTTTGTGTCCATATTAATGTTGTTTTAGTGCAAAGATATGGTTTTTCATCATACGCTCAAAGAAGAAAATGCACGGCCTTGTATCCGGTTTGAGAGAAATAGGATACAAGGTTTTTTGTTTTATGACGGTTTGGATAAGAGACGGGAAAACGACTCTAAACGTAACCTCCTGACCGTCAGTGGTGGGACAACAAATCTTGAATTAAAACTACGCCTATGAATAGTCTCCGTTTTCCTTAATATTAAGACCATTTTCAATGATCTTACCCATTATATCATTTATATTATTTTATATACTTTACCATTTATTCATATAATTGTTTACAGTGAATGAACTTAACGACCGAAGGGAGTTAAGTGAGTGAACAGATTAACAAATTACTTTTTCCGTCTATTGTATTGTTTGCCTAATTGTGTTAAAGGATTGAGTATCGTGACCGAAGGGAACGATGCGAAAGAACATATAACATTTAAAAAACGACTGAACCTATCGACTGAAAGGAGATAGGTGATGGAGTGACGTTAATAGTTATATTAGGTAGCCAGTGGAGAATTAGGCAGGCTGGTAGGCGAGACGGGCTCCCATGCCCGTCAGGACAGTGGAGGTACATAGGTCTGTTCTGTTAAACCAAGGCGATGATAGTTCCATCCTTCACGAAATCGCACAAAAAAGCCGGATTATCTTGATATCGTTCTTCAACCTTCGGTATCCGCATAACGAGTCTCAAATCCGGCTTCGCTTTATTAATATGAGAAATAAAATAATTGTTCTAATTGTCAGTGACGCCTTTAATGCGAAGTTGTATATTGGGAAGCACGGCATTAATCAAAGCCATTTTCTTATCCTCTTCGCTTTCTTTTTGATGCTGTCTATACATCATGCTATAATCACTGTCATCACCATCCTTTTTCCCGTCTAACGTCAGTAAATGATTTATGATGTCTTTACCATACGTTTCAGTCCATGTACGGAATCTCTCTTCCTCGGACTGTCTCTCCTGGGACTGGGCTTCCGGGTTAGGGAGGGCGGCTGCCACTTCTACCTCTGGAAGTGTTACCGATGCTGCTATTTCTCCATCATCTCCGAATCCCATTTGACCATACAAAGATACGGAATTTTCTTCAATTTCCAAACCAAGATTTTTAGCAACTTCCATAGCATAGTCATAACGATCATCATTTCTTATAACACTCTTATGAGGACGTCCTGCTCCTTGGTTCCAAGCTACTACAGCATCCTTAAGGTTATTGGCGTTCATAAAATCCTGCCGGCTGTAGTTGTAATACCCTGGTCCTTCTTTTCCTTTTCTTGTGTACAAGAAATTAGAATATCCGGTTTTCCCTTCGTATTCGTCAGCCAAGAACTCAAGTTGGTCTTTGAATGTGGGTGTAGAATGTCCTTTCTTTTTGGCGTGCTTGAATAGCTTATCCATGCGTTCGTTGTGCCATTGCTGTATGCCGTATGACGTTCTGTTGTCTCCGTATATGTCATCTTTAAGGCCGGATTCAGCCATGAGGTTACCTATGATGGCGAGCGCCTGTATCTTGGACATGCCGCGCTTATTAGTAAAGTATTCATATGCTTCACGCTGCTTGCCAACTACGCCACCTTCCTTCTTGATGTTGGTATTGTATCTCTTTCCATTCCATGTAAATTCCTTAAGACCTCTTTTCCTGGCTTCTTTAAAGGCTTCACCTCTTGTAGTGGAAATAGAGTCTTGTAGCTCAAGATCATTTTTTATTCCAAGAATAGCATCAACAATAGTATTATCATTTTTATCAACATTATCCAAAACATAAGATTGACTTATCAAATTTGATACGCTCTTTCTGTTTTTATAAGTTCCTTCTTTATCTGATGGAGCTTCAAAAGCATATACAAGTGGATACGAATAATCCGTATCTGGATCTTCTGACATAAATTCGTTTACTGCATGAATAGCTTTTTTGTATTTAGTATCTTTTATACTATACTTCCCAGCATCTTGAACATGATCATAAAATCTGTCTATCATATAGTTGATATATCCACGCTTATCGCTCTTAAATCTCTCTTTATCTCTTTCAAACTCTTTTGGCGGATATCTTTTGTAATATTCTTGAAAAAGTCCCCTAAATTTTCCATCCTCAGATACAGCGTAGGGGTTTCCACCAGATTCTTCAATAATATTTCCAAGTACGGCTTCTATCTGGCGTTGATTAAAACCTTTATCATATAAAGCATCATAGATCATATTCATCCCTTCTACGTCCATAGTACGATGCTTACCCTTACCCACACGCTTCATATTTTCATATTTGGATTTGAATAAATCCCAATCTATTTCCGGCTTAGAAGAATCCCCTCCTTGTTTTTTGGATCTTATCTCCATCCTTTTATCCAAATCATTCTTTGAATCAATAATGGATCTAAACAGGATCTTGTTTGGATCATTCTCTTCGTATGGGATTTTATCTTCTACATAATCCCTTATTTCAAAAGGATACCCTATTGTATCAAGAGTCTTAGTAACAACCCCAACACCAAAAGGTTGATCGCTTCTATAAAAATCGTACTTATCTTTCACAACCATCCTACCTCTATCATCACGGTACATGGTAAAACTTGATAAGCCTGATAAATCATTTAAATCTCCGTAAGCATCCGGTATAAAATTATATTCGTTAAATACCTGATGTTCCCCGGTTCTGGCTTTTTTTAAGAGATCTATACCCTCTTCTACCATTCCAAGTTTCCTACTTGTTACATCCCTTAACTCCTCCAAATCAGATACGTCCTCGCCTGCAACTTTTCCATCAATTATCTTATTATCTAAGGAATCAAGCTCCTTTCCATATTTTTTAGCCATTTTCTCCCACCCACCATTTATCCTGTCAGATATAATGGATTTGATATTGTCTGGTATTCTAACAATCCCGTTTTCCTCTTTCAGGTTATTTGGTTGGTTTAAAAATCTAAACCAAAGATTTTGACTAAAATCATCTACATTGACTTTCGGAACATCTTGACCAAAAAATTCCATTATTTTGGTTTTTAATCCTCTTTCATTGGCATATACATCAGGTGTTATATTAGATGCCAGATATTCTCTAAGTCTTACAAACGGACCAATTTTATTCCATAATGTTTTTGGTTGTTTGTCTCTTACATAATTTTTAATTTTCTTTGCCATCTTTTTCTTCCTCTAAGAATCCAAACATTTCACCTGCGCAATTACCAACAAATCCGGCTATGTAAGCTGCGTGTTCATCTTCTCCCACCTTAAAGCCAAGAGACATATTACAATGTTGGCATACCGACATAGCTGCATGAAATGATTCATGACATATGTTTCGCATAGTCATCTTATTCTCACTTTGAAAGTTCCATAATAACTTAAAAGCTCTATCATCCCCCTTATCACGAACAAGATTCAAGAAAGAGGCTTTTGAATCTAAATCGCCTTCATCTCCCCATTCTCCTTCATGATCCAATTCTGCATTCTCAAAACGATCACACAATGTTTTGTAATCTAACCCTATGGTGATAATCAACTTTAGTGGATATATCACAAAATCAAATTCTTTTTCTTTCATTCTTTTTTTTCAACAAATGTAAACAAAATAGCCGAAGAATGCCACCATTCATTCTCCGGCTTGTTATGATAAATCTCTTCTTATGAAAACAGTACGAATGTAAGATTTAAATCTTAATCTTCTTAATTTCATCAATCATATTCTTATATCCGCAGAACTTGCTGTTAATAACATCGAAAATAGATTCTGACCAGCCAGCTATGTTCAAGATATTAGATCCTCTTTGACATACTCCCATCGCTAAAGCGAATGGGATTCTTGGATACCAACGCAAGAAAC